TAACTGCTTCTTCTCTTTTTGAATTCTTCTCAAAAATGCGTAGTGAATAATCTGAGTAAAGTAAGCAAAAGGATTCTTTGATTTCTCTGGATCAAAATTGTGAATGTATTGAACGCAATTTTCAATTCCATCAGAAATCATATCCTCACGGAACATATAATTCACAAAGTTTGGTTTATATGATAAATGAGTCGCAATTTTCAGAAAACATTCGCCAAGATAGTTTGGAATCGGAGGTTTACCGTCCCAATGCTTACCTCTATCTTCCTTAGTAGGTTTTCTATCATACTTCTTTAAAAATGAATTTTCAACCTTAGAACGATACACAATCATCGCTTCTAATAATTCTTTATTGTTTACATAATGTTCTGTTTTCTTTTTAGACATACCATCGGACTCATTTATAATTTTTCTTTATTATACCACACTTTTCAAGGGCTTGACAATATATAAAAATATGAGTAGAATCCCTTTGTTATCGTTGAAGATGAAAATTTAACTTTCTTTAATACCTTTAAAAAGATTCTCAAGTTTTTTACGAGCATCTTCAACCGAAGAAATATAACCCATTTTAGATGAGGGTTTTACCTTACCAGAGGGATTGTAAATATCTATAGAATCATCACCAGTAATATAATCATTATAGATATCGATAATTCTTTTATCTTTAGTCTCAGTCATTGTAATAATTTTATCAAGTTTAACTATAAAAAAATCATCATCAGATAATTCCATCCAAGATTTTACTTTAATGTGAATTCCTTGATGATTGTGGAATGTTTTCATTGTAACTGGATTTTGAAGAACAATGACAGGATCACCATCATTCTCATCTACCATGACTAATGATAGAATTTCTTCACCTGATACTAGTTTAATAATTGCGTAAAACTCTTCTCCCATTAGTTTTTTATCGGAATGTTTACAATATCATAATTAAAGTTTTCTTCGTTATAAACTTTGATTCTTTCGATTAGATGATTGAGTGTATAATTTTTTCTTGACTTGTAACTGATATCATCGGCAATGTCATATAGAGTTGCCTTTGTTTTAGTGTCCCCTTTCCTTAGGACTCTTCCGATTGATTGGAGATTTCTGATTCTTGATTTACTAGGGGAAGCAAAGATGACATTATGTAGATTTTTAATGTTAACACCAGTAGAAAAAGTCCCGTAAGAAGCAACGATGATTGCATTATTTTCCTTTTCGGTAATTTCTCTAACCTTCTCTCTATCTTCAGTATCCACACCGCCATGAACAAAAAATACATGACGATTATCAAGTTTGCTATTATTTATGAGTTCGTATAAAGGTTGTCCGTGACCTTCGACTCTGGAAAATAAAATCAGAGTATTACCTTTAAGATCAAGTGCAAGGTTCTTGATAAATTTATTTCGTTTTTCGTGATTGATAATATATTGAACTTCTTCCTCAAAGTTTTCAAACTTATTTGGTGGATGTTTCAATAAAAGAATGTTAATATCTAAAGTTGCAACGTGACCCTTCTGCATCAGTTCTTCTGTTCTGATAATTTTGTATGAAGGTCCAAATAAACCTTCAAGAACCCACTTATGCGTTTGTGTTCCGTCAAGTGTACCAGTAAATCCAAAACGATATTTTGCATCAGAAAGTTTTGTCATTATAGATACTAATGACTTCGATTTAAACTGGTGTGCTTCATCTCCAACGACCACATTAAATCTTGAGAAATATTGTCGGGGAAGTTTGTAGATGGACTGCCAGGTCGTAATGATTACCTGAGAGTCGGTTTCTCTTTCTTTACCAGCATAGATCTTGTGGCAAAATGAACCCACATCCCACCCATAATCTGCAAAATCTTTATACATCTGCTCTACAAGGGATGTCGTCGGAACGACTATCAGAGTATTTTGTCCTTTCTCAACGTAATATCTCACAATTGAATATATCATCAAGGACTTTCCTGATGCAGTTGGAGATATCAATAACTTTCGATTATGTTTTAAAGCGTCGTATACTCCCTCAACTTGGTAATCTCGGGGAGCGTACTTGCAAATAGAGTTCATATAATCCTTTACACCTTCCTTTGAAATCATTTCATTGACTTCAAAAGGAAGACCATAATACTTATTATTTCTGAACTCATAAGTATAATCGTGTTGCTCACAAAATCTTATAAGTTTATCCAATAATCCAACGTATATTTCTCTCGTATTAACATTAAACAAATAAATGAAACCATCCCACCACTTATTTTTATAAGCAGGAGCAAACTTTGCGTTTGGGACTTCAAACTGAAAAGCATCTCTCAGTTCATAATACACATGAGGTTCTGCTTCTATCTGTAAGTAAACCTCATTCTTTTTTGATATAACCAAATGAGACATTCATAAAATATCAGTTATTAATATTTATTTAATTAATTAAACCCTGCCTGGAATCTATGCCATTCAATAGCATTTTTAATTTGATATGTTCTATTTGAAATTGTTTTAATAATCTCCTCTAAGAACTTCAACATAATGTCATAATATCTGATCTTGAGTTCTACCTTACTTAGTTTTTCATCACCATCCATATGCCTCTGTAATGCCTCTTTGTCCCTAACTTTATATGGAAAGGGATCTTCCTCATAAACCTCTATCGGTGCCTTTCCAGTGTAGTAATTATAACGTTCAAGTTTGACTTTATTGTAAGTTTCTCTTGCTTTTTCACGCAACAAAATAATTGTATTATAGATTGTATAATACTTGGAGTGAAGTTGAGGAATTTTTAAAGATTCATCGTGTAGGTTATCAGGATCAATGACAGAATCTCTCTGCCACATCTCCTGAATTTCATCAAGATTCATAAAGGTTGACCGTTTTTATCCAGGATATTATAGACAGTATACTTGAAAGTGACATCTGCTGTAAAGTAGTTGATGTCCGTATCACTTGCTTCAAACTCTAGAGAACTTAAATAAACTGGAAACAAGTCTTTAAATTTTACAATTGAAACAGTCTGATAATTGCTGTTCAAAATGTAAACACTTCCATCACTAAAGGCATTTAATGGATTTGAAATATTATCTTCTACAATAAAATCTTTATAATCCTTTGTGCTTTCTGGATATCCAAGACCAGTTAACCAATTATGAATTGCCATGTAGTTCTCAAGATTTTCGTCAATCAAAAACCTTAATGAAAAATCACCATAGGTTAATTTGTCTCCAGGAACGTCAATATCCTTGAGGTAAGTTGGTTGTATCGCAGTACCCAAAGAAATTTCTGGTATTCTTAATGAATTGCAAAAAAAGGCAACCTTAGGTTCTTTTGCCAAAGTAAATTTAAATCCAACAGGAGACAAAAAATTTCTGTTCCCTATTTGCCCATCAAAAGCAGTTGCCATGAGTTTTATTTTTATTTAGATAAAAAAAGAGGGTTCCCGAAGGAACCCTCTAGAAGAATGTGAATTAACTCACATGAGGTTGGTAACACGTACTCTTCTGTAGTAACGGTTTGCGTTAGCAGTAAGAGCACTGGTTCCAGCAGCAGTACCAGACGAAAGAGCACCGTTATTGGCGAATGGGTTAGCAACAACACCATAACGGGTCTTAAAGCCGATCTTAGGTTGGAAGGTGTTCTCACCAACGGCACGTACCATTTGGAGAGGAACGTATGGGCAATAGAACAGACCTGCATCATAAGGGGAAGAACCCTTATAACCAACAACGTAGTACTGAGCACCAGATCCAGCAGAACCTACGTTTGCCGAATATGGGTCGATGTATACTCTGTACTTACCTTGAAGAACACCAGCAAAGGTATTGCCAGTATCATCAACGTTGAGGTTAGCATTGAGTGCAGGGGTGTAATCGAGGACACCAGCCATGGTCAGTGCTGAAGCAACGTCAGCAGAGCACATGATGATGTTGCCCTTCCCTCTACGAGTTCTTTGTGCAATTGCGTTTGCATCACGCTCGATTTGGAAAATCAGACCCTTGAACTTCTCAACCGACCAACGACCGTTGGAGTCAACATCAAGGTCGAAAGTACCAGCAGTAGCAACGTTTGACTGAGCACCAGCTTCAGCAACGTTATAGATGGTACGGATGATTTCACGGTTGATTTCAGCAAGAATCTCAGTTGACAGAATGTTTGCCAACTCAGCTTCAGCATTCAGACCGTGAATTGCCTTGAGGTCCTGTGCAAGTTCGAGTGAGTACTCAGCTTTCAGAGCTCTTGAACGTGCGGTAACGGTAACCTTCTCGATCGAGAATGCCATCTCGTTGAACGAACCCGAATCACCACCAAGGTTTTCCGAGTCACCAGTGTTCATACCGGTGTTAACGTTATAAGTACCCGAGTCGTTCAGAACTGCTGGGTTGTCACCAGTTTGTGCTGCGGTAGTACCGATACCAGTTGCGGTAAGAGTTCCAGCAGCATTCTGACCCGAGAATCTGGTGTTAGCTTCGTTGAAGAATGCTTCATCACCAGTCTGGGTGCTGTAGCGTGAACGCATTGCGAAAATGAGTCCAGTAGGACCGTTCATTGGTTGAACACCTGCGAGGTCATATGCGACCAGGTTAGGCATTGAACGTCTGATCAGTGAGATCAGAACAGGATCGAAACCTGCAACAGGGGCATTAGCTGTACCACCAAAAGCACCAGAAGCACCGGTAGCATTACCTGAGTTGGTGATTGGGGTTTCGTAGAGAAACTCACGCTCTTCACGGAGTGCTCTTTCTTGGTTCTCCAGGAGAACTGCGGTCACCATTCTACGATGTGCATCTTTGATGTCACTGAGACCATTATGGTCTAGGAGTGGTGCCCACTTCTCCTGCAGTTGTTCTGCATTGAACATTTGCATTTGAATTTACCTCTTTAAAAAAGTTAGTTTGACTATGATCTATAAATCACTTTTTAGAAACTCTATTCAGAGTTTGAATATATGATTCCATCAAACCAGAAACTGGTTGTAGAATACTATCCATTCCTTCGGAAATTGTCTCTGAAACGTTTCTTTGAGTACCAGCATTAGATGGGAAATATGATTCCCTCAGGGTTACTAGTTTCTCACGATAGTTCTCTTCACTATCAAACTCAACATTTTCGGCAAGAGAAGCGAGTTTGTCCTTCTGAGAAAGTGCTAGACCCTCAGCGACATCTGCAAAGATTACATCGGCAACCGACTCTGCTAATCTTCTATTCAGAGCAATATTTCTTTCGATTTGCTCGTTGAGTTTTCCTTCCATTTCATCAAGTTTATCTACCATGCTCTCGATTACATCATATCTATCTTCAGGGATTGTTACATAATGATCTTCAAAAAGACCCTTCATTCCTTGGAGAAATGATTCGGTCATTTCACTCTTGAGACCGTGCTCGACTGCAAGTGCATTCTCTTGAATCCACTCGTCAGCAACATACTCAAGGTATGCATCAACACGATCGGTTAATTCTTCTTTAATTAATTGAATTTCTTCAATTAAAGTCTCTTCATATTGAGATTGAATTTGCTCTTTGATTTCTGCAACTTTAGTTCTAATAGCTGCTTCAAAGATAGTACGTGCTTTCTCTTGGAATTCCTCAGAAAGATCCTCACCTTCGAGAAGAGCATTGACATCTTCTTCGATGTCAAACTCTTCTTTCATTTCATCTTCATCTTCTTTCTTTTCGTGTCCCTTACCTTCTTTCTTCTCACCCTTCTCTTTCTTACCTTCTTTATGGGGAGCCTCACCAGGCTCTTCTTCTTCTTCGGCAGCTTCAGCAACTACTTCCTCTTCGTCTTCGAGAACCTCTTCTTCATCAACAAGATCTTCTTCATCTTCGGTCTCTTCCTTAACAGCACCTTTTGCTAAATGCTGCATAGGATCTGCTGCCTTTGCTCCTTTGTTGACAATATTCTTGACTTGAGCAAGAGTCTTGCCTGGAGTATTGAGTTTAGCAGAATCATCGTCTGAACGATAATTTTCTGGAGTAGGTCCACCGAGATCTTCCCAATTACCTGTTTGACCATCAGGAATACCTGTGGTTAACTTTTTCATTGGTTCAGCTGCAGCAGCGCCTTTGGTTACTACGTTTTCCATTTCTTGTAAATTGCTACCAACGGACATTTGTTTAGATATTTTTGTATTAATCTATATTTATTTATAAATTATAGATTTGAAAGAAAATCTTGGAAAAGATTTAACTTATGCTCTTCCAATCTTTTTTGATCAACAAGAGTGTTAATTCTTCTTTGAGTTTGTTCTGCCAGTTTTTCACGAAGAATTCCTCCTTCCCAAACCCACTCTTTACCTTCCATAATTCCCTGAACAAAGGCATCGGGAGCAGAAGGATCTGCCACGATATCGGCAGCAGTTGCAAGCATGAAATCTTCACCAACAATTTTATGACCCTCATTGGTCATCTTAAGTGAACCAACACCACGAGAAGAAACACCGAGACAAACTCCTTCACCAATAAGAGATTTTGCAATCTTACCCATTGGAGTTTCAAGAAGTTGTGCCTTACCTCTAAAGTTTGTTCCATCTTGCTCAAGAGAAACAATCTTATGAGAAACACGATCAAGGTTTACGGTTGGACCATCTGGGTGTCCAAGTTCTCCAAGAGCACGACCCTTTTGAACAAAATTTTCATTGTATCTGGAAACTTCTTTCGAGAGAGTTGCCATAGGATACATTCTTCCATTACGATTGCAAATGTCTCCTTGAAGAAAAATTCCCTCAATAAACATTTTTTTGTCGGCACCTTTACCTTCGACAATGAATTCTACTTTTTGAATTTCTTCTGTGATGAGTTTCATTTTTATTAATTGGTAAATCCTACTTTTGCTGCTTTAATTGCTGGAGTTGTATAAATTACATCAGACGGTAATTTAGTTAAAAACTCAACTGAATTTGCAGGCATAGAGAAGAAAATAGTTGTTGCAGCTCCAACTAATGTGGAAATGCCAACTGTTGCGATACCACCAGTATTGTTATGAAGTCTGACGCAAGTTGCCTGACTTATGCTTGAAGCACTTCCTGCTACAGTTGGAGTTGCAACTTCTGTCGCAACCATTTTAGTTATTTGCATTATTCTTCCCCTGTGTCTGGTTCATCTTGATCAAACATTATATTTGCAACTACTGGTCTAAGACTTTCAATTCTTTCAGATGCTTTTGCAAATAATGCATTCTTAATAACATCACTAACTTGTGATGCTGAGGAATCAGTAGCAATCAAATTTACAATTTCTTCCATAAAATTTTAATACTGTTTATAGATGTATTTATATTTCTGCCTTTTTAGTATCTTTTTGCAGATTGGCATCTGTTACTGATGCTTGGTTAGTTAAATCCGGTTCTTGAGGGACATTCCCTAAAGAACCCATTTCTCCTTGTTGAGGCAATGGTTCACCAGTAATTGGATCAATAGCACTTGGATCTGGTATTACTCCATTTTCAATTTCTTTTTCTATTTGCTCATCTATTTCGATTATTTCTGAATCAGTTTGACGAAGAACTTTCTTACGAACCCATTCTGTTGAATAATACTTTCCAATATATGGTTCAATAGTTGCAAGAGTTCCAAGTCTTTCATTCAGTAGTTCAGACTCTTTTAGTTCCGCAAATTGATTATCATACAAGAAGTCATATTGAATATGATCTGCCATTATTTCCCAATCTTCTGGAGAAACAATGTTCTTTAGAATCAATTGTGTGCGAAGCATATCATTAAACATTTGAGCAAATCTTTTTCTCAAACGTCCAACAAATTTAGAGAATTTAAGTTCATCTCTTAAAATCTCAGAAGATCTTCCAAGATTAAAACCACCATCGTTTGCAATTCTGGATTCTGGAACACCAAGTGCTCTATAGAGTTTCTTTTGGAAATATTCAATATCGGAAAGTTCACCAAGATTTTGACCACCAGGAAGAGTTGTGATTTCTGTACCACGACCACCTTCTCTTCTTGGAAGCCAAAAGTCTTCAAGCATACTCATGAACTTGCGATCATCACGAACTTCACCAGTATTTGCGTCGTAAACAAGTTTGTTACGATAACGACTCATAACCTCTTTGAGGTATTGTTCGGCCTTTACTTTAGGAAGATTTCCAACATCAATATAAAATATTCTTCTTTCTGGTGCTCTAGATAATCTATAAATCACCAAAGAGTCTTCAATCATACGAAGTTGATTGAGAGCCTTAATAGCTTTGTGAAGATATGAAAGAACAGTTCCCTTATTTCTATCTACTAAACCAGAACTGCAATATGTAATTGAATCTTTTGCAATTTTCACAGATCCTTTACCAGATCCTGAAATCATACCAGATGGATAGTTTGGTTTTGGAGTATATAAAAAGTATTCTTCAAGATCTGGTTCTACTATTGGTTCATCTCTACCACCTCTATTATAATTAATAACATCTCTCTTATCTTTTTTCTTTTCTTGACGGATATATTTCATTTTCATGGGATCAATATATCTAAGATCCTGAATGCCCGCCTGAGGATTTTTTGTATCTATAACTTTTAAATAATAAATTCTACCATCAATATACCAGTTTCTAAAAATTTCGTGAGATTTTCTATCAAAATCTAAAATTTCTTTGAGATATCTAAATTCTTCTCTGATTACTTTTTTTAGTTTATCACTTGCATTTAAATTTGATAATTCAATTTCTACAGGTGAATCGTATAAATCACTGACTATTGCTTCATTTACAACATCTTCAATAGCATTATCACACTCAGGGTGCAATGCCATTTCACGATATCTTCTGATTAAATCGTGTTCGGTACGATATACACCTTCAATATCTATGTAAGATCCATAAAAACCACTAGCAATATAATTATCAACCCCGTCCTCATTAGTTTGAGGAACGGGGGATAATACTGAAGGTGATTTATCTTGTTTATCGTCAATAGAAAAACCAAAAAGTTTTGCCATATTATAAAGTTTAAACTCTTATTATTTTACTATTTAGGTGATATCTTCACCACCTTTTATTCCTTTATAAGCTTCCCACCAGTGAACTTGCAGTTCTACCGTAAACTCTTGAATTGTATCTGTGGTTTCATAATTTAAATCAATAGTAGAAATATTAGTTGGGAAAATATCCCAGAACTTGTACGATCTCAAAATTGCACCGTCACGATCTAATTGATGAACGGTAGCATCTTTTTGGTAATCAACTGGGTTGGTTAAACCAGTTGCATCCGACATTTTATTGATAGTATTCATCCACTTTTCAAATGCGGATCTAATTCCAAAGTCAGTATCATTAATAACGGTAATTGTCCAAGTATCAAAGGTTCTGTCACCAGCAATTTTAAGAATACGACCTCTGAAAGGAACCTCAATAGGAGTTACATTTGATGCTGGCAAAGCAGCTGCTTTTACAAGAAATCTTGACTTTTGAAGTACATCACTATCAATACCAACACCGGTAGGAAATGCTAATTCAACTTCAAAAAGATTGGGTCTTGCTCCACCACCAGATAACTTACTCTTGAAATCGGTAATTTTTCTGAGTGGAATTGTGTTTTGTTGTTGACGAGTTGCCATAGTTCTTTAAACCTCTAAATTAATTAAACGTTACCAATTACTTCTTCAAAAGCAACACCAGTTCTGGTGGCAACAAAGGTAAGACCAATGTAGTTGATTGACCTTGCTGGTTTGATATAAATGTCAGCAACAAATTCATTATTATCAATAATAGCAGCAGTGTTATTTGTTTCATCACAAATTACAACATAATCAAAGATTCCCCTCTTTGCTTGAACATCACGAAGGAATGGTTCAATGATGTTTACAAAGTTAGTTCTTGTAATTTCATCATTGAATTCGAAGAGTTGATCTCTTGCTGCTGCAGAAATCGCATCCTCAAGATAGATAAAGAGACGACGAACATTAATGCGGTCAAATGCTGATGCTTTTGCAAGTCCAGTCTTATCACCAAATAGAATAATACCCGAACCAGGTGAGAAGATTACTGGGTTAATTCTGTTTGAATAGAGACGATCTCTTTGTGTTTTTGAAGGATTGTATGCAAGTTTTACTGCATTAAGAATTGCTCCTCTGGTTGTTCCTGCAGGTGAGAACCATGGAAAATTATTAATGTCATTGCGAGCACAAAGACCTGCAATGTCACCATTAAGTGGAACATATCTGAATGTATTGGCAAATCTGTCATACATGTACTTGTATCCACTGTCAAATACTGCATATGAAGATGAAGTCACTGGAGAATAGAAACTAATGACATTATCAGTAATAGTGTCATCATTCTCTACAGTTACAGTTCCAATAGATGTATCATTAATAAATGCTTTTCTATATGGTGAAATAAATGCAACAGCATCTTTTCTTGCTTCGGCAACTGCAATTAACTTATTAGCAAGTGCTTGACCTTGCTCTTTCGTATAATTTGCAGATCCCATCAAGAGGAAATCTACAGTATAATTTTCTGTATTTTCAAGTAAACCATAACCTGTTACAATTTTATCAAGATCCACTGAAAGTGCATCAATTACTCCAACACCAGTCTTACCGTTATAATCAGCACCACCACTTAGTTTTTGATTGTATGCACCGATTGCATTGAAAACCGCACCCTCAGCCTCTTGGTCCCAAGCTTTATCTGTTACTAGAGTAAATCCTCCAGATTGGTAACCAGTTTCTACTGTTCCTGTTGGTTGAGATCCACCAAAAATAAATCCAGAATTTTCTGCAAGATACTTTCTCCAATAAGATGGAGATCCTACAGAATACTCTGCATCCTTTGCCTTTGAAAGTGATAGGTGCTTTTCAAGAATTGTTCCTGCATTACCAGTAACTTTTCCATCACCATCGATAACTACAACATGAACCTCATCAAATCTAGAACCTCTTGCATCAGCATATGCCGAAGTTGATGGTCTGTCTGCGACGGTATTCCACTTAATTGATACTTCGGTTGTTGCTCCACCAACAATTGCGGTGTTTGTGACCAGATATTGCTGATCAAACCAATCAGATGATGATGACACTGCAGTGCTACCATATGAAGTCGTTTGTCCAGTTGTAACAAGTCCTACTGAACCTGCGTTAAACGACCAAACTCCCGATGGTTGATAATCAACAGCAGTCTCAGTTCCAGCAGCAGAAACGTGTGTGAGAACCTTTACTGCAACTTGCCCAGAACCAACTTCGGTAATGATACCCTTTAGATATCCATTTAATACTGTGGTTGTACCTGCTCCAGGATTTACTCTACCAGCAACTGACTGAGTAACACCATATCCAACTGCAAGAGCAGCAGAAGTAGTTACTGTTGTGTAACTTCCAAAAGATAATTCCACATTATCAAGTGCAACTGTATTTGAAGTTGCTGGGTTAACGAAAACCGTTCCTACTCCAATAGAAGTAACTGTTACCCCTGAACCAATAATTCCTGCTAATTGTTTTAAGGTCTGACCAACAACAATACCAGTTGTTGTAATTCCAGTAATTCTTGTAGTTGCAATTCCTATATCACCATTGGAAGCTGTTGCAACTCCAACAAAGGTGGTATTCGTAACCGCAGTTGTGTTGATTCCAAGAATTTGATCTGCCTTGGCATCGATGATACCAACTCTTAATCCATTTGCCCAAGAACCTGGGTTTCTGGCAGTAACTACAACACCATTAATTGTATTTTCATCATAACCTAGTTGCTCATAGTGCTCAATACTCTTAATTTTTGTAGTGCTTCCGACCCCAGCATTTACGAATTCACTGTCATCTGCTCTTATAACACGTAGAGCTCCACCGTAAGCTAAGAACGATGACGCAGTTAACCAATACTCATACTGCTTATCTGTTGAGTATGACTTTCCAAAAATGTCCAACAGGTCCTTTTCACTCTGAACAAGTGTTGGTAGTTCTACTGGACCTTTTTCAAAGGGTGCTACGATAGCACCAATTTTATCAGATGTTGGATCAACTCGTCCAACAGTTAAATCAACTTCTCTTACAACAATTCCAGGAGATGCTAAATTTAGTGGCATCTTGATTCCCCTCGCAATCCAAATTTATCTACAAATATTTATTAAAACTACTTATTTCAATGGGGAAACAATGCGTGAACAATGCTACCAGTCAGGATATTCCCACTTTGTAACAATTTTTTTAGATTTTCTATCTTTGGTAACTCTTTTAACAGTGCATTCTTTACATTCATAAGAGTAAGCCGATGTAAAAGTAGATCGATTTCTTCTGGTTAGATAAAAATCATCCATTAAACTTTTTATTTGACCACACACTCTACATTTTCTTTCTGTAAATAAAATATGCTCTAGTTCAATTTGGTCATCTAAATCCATCAAAGATAATCCCACATATAAGACCTATCGCCATATTCATCTGTATACCACCTATCACCATCATTATCAACAAAACTTGTCATTTCATCAATACCATCAGATATGAAACCAAACGGAGCCATGTCTTGTTCAATTTGATTTTTTTGTTCCTCATAAATTCTTTTACGAACATCATTGTCCGTCATTTCTTTAAAATAGTCTTGAGCAACTAACCAAGAGAAAATGACAAGACACATTGCTAAGTCATCATTACAACCTTCTTCTGCTTCAAATGAATTGTGTCGTTGGGCAAAGGTCGTTAGTTCGGAAATGATGTCATAATCAACAGTAAGAAGTTTATCATCTTCCATCAAAGTTTTTAAATTTGAACATCCTAACTTTTTAACAGCAGCAGTCATTCTGACACCAAGTTGAGATTTCTTTCCACTGAATCCAGAACCTACGATTTGACCGGCACGACCTCTCATAGAGCACATTAAGACATTATCATACTCTAAGTCAAAATGTAGTATATTTGCCACTTGATCTCCAATATCATTAACTTCAACTAATAACCAAGCATTATTATATCCTCTTGCTACTTCATTGATAATGTTTGGAAACAGCATTGGTTTTATTTCATTATTTCTATACTTTGCTACAATCTTATATGGGAAGTTTGTAATATCAAAAACTATAAATGCCGAATAGTCGTTGCCAAGACCACGAGCAACATCTACTGTTATTAAATAATTATTTTCTTCTTTTGGTTCTTCGTAAATATCCAATCCAGCATTTCTTTTAATCGGATCTTCATATACAAGATTTCTAAGTTTTGATGGGTTGATAAGAGTATTGACCGATCCTAAAAATTCACATTCAAACTCAACTTTAAACTGTTGCTCTGAAGTGTTTGCAATTGTCTGCTCCTTCCAGGCAGAGTCTCTACCAGGCACTTCGGACCAATGAACGTCTGTGGGTACATATTCGTTTTTGCCCCTTTCAGAGTCATGCCACATACGGTAAAAATGATTCATACCTCGTGGTGTTGATACAATAATTACCTTCGTGCTCTGTCCAGAAGAAATAGTAGGATAAACAGAGGCAAAGAAGTCATCAGCAATGTGATTCGGGATGAAAGCGAACTCGTCAAGAAAGATGACATTATAGGATCCGCCTCTGACAGCAGATGAAGAAGTAGAGTTAGATGAAATCTTGGATCCATTTTCTAATTCTAGACTACCTTTGTTCCAGGATATAATACCCTGTTGCATCCACTTTGGTAGATTTTCATAAGCAAGTTGTAATCTTCCGAGTAGGTCTCTGGCAGTGGATGCTTTGTTTGCCAGAATAGCTATATTGACATTATCGTTAAACACTGCATAGTGTAACAAATATGAAACAACTGTCGTGGACTTACCCGTCTGACGGGGCATTTTGCAAATATTGAATCGATTATCATGGAAATTTTGAATAAGTCTCTCTTGAAATGGATACATCTCAAAAGGAACAAGACCGTGATCCAGAGAAACAATTTTAATATAATTCCTGGCAAAATAAACAGGATCTTCTTTACACTTTAAGAACTCAATGATTTGTTCTTCCGTAAACTCAATTTGAGTATTTGCCTTCTTAAGGTTAGGATTACCAAGATAAATGTTATCACTCATAATACATTACCTACTAATTTCTTCCCAGTCCATAGAAGTATGAATATCAGCATTCGCAACATTAGATGCTGCTGCAACTGAAAGTTCATAAGGAGTTCCAGTTAATCCATCTCTTTCCAACTGGAATTTAAATAGTGCTTCTTTGAGAATATCAACAGCAGATACTGCTTGATTGGATGCACTACAATAACCTTGTGCTAATATTCTTCCACCAGTGATACTACCACCACCAAGTTTGTATTCAACTGCCCCATCTGCAGAAGCACTCACCCAAACTCCACCAGTAGTAGTTCCTCCTGCAATTACTCTCCAATTATAATGTGCATTATTGGTAATACCCATAATAGATAGAGCAGTCAGGATTACAATTGCATCTAATCTATTTGGAGTTGTTTTTAGTCTTATTGAAATGACTGGGTAATAAGTTCCTGCAGTTGGAAGATTTACTGGACTTGTGATTGTTGTTCCTATACCTTGTTGCAAACCACGAAGTTCATAACCACCCTCAGACATTACTGAAGAACAAACCTGTTTGAGTGTACTTGTGCTTGTAGTCACTCCAGTGTTTGTAATCTCATATCTTAAAGGTAATGATGCGGTAGTAATATATGTTGAAGAAATTTTATTTGCGTGGTGGAATGAGTGGCAGTGAATAAATTGACCATCAATTACAAAACCAACTCTAACTGTTCCAAGTCCTAACCACTCAATATCTGTCCACATAATCTGTCCTTTGGTTACATCCAAAGTCATTCCAGATTCACCAGTTCCATCTAACTTATCTTGGTTCCATTGTGATTGTGGAACTCTGGTTTCGGAAGTAATTCCCGTCACCAAACTTCTTTCTACAAAATATGCAGTAGTCCCATCTGTTCCATCAAGTTCAAAATAAATTCCATTATCTGCACCAAAATATCCCACCCTTTGGCGAAGATTTTGTTTGGGTGGATTCATTACAAAAGTATTCAAAATTTGTAATGATTTTCCTGGTTGATATGAAAATACTTTTGTGGTTTCTCTGATAACTGATGCAGTGCTTCCAACACCAACGGTTATATCTACTAAACCCTGTGTAGTCACAAATCCAACTGTAGAACCAGTTCCTACAATTAAATTTGTCCAAAGATTATTGTCTCTATATCTGTGAGAAGAATCAAATAATGTGAGAGGTGCTGATACTCTTGTTCTTCCAAAAGCATCTGCATTTGCTGGAAGAACATCAACTGGAAATCTGTTTGTCTTAGTTACTACTTGCCCATTTTTATTGGCAATCATATTCACTTCAAAAAGAGTTCTCTCTTGATTTAAAAAATCTTGAGTATTTTTATTAAATTGTGCCATTAATCACTCACTCCAAGATAATCTTTCTGGTTGGTATCTTTGTGCGTTTTTAACTCTTGAAGTATTTACCTGACTTGGATAAATGTTATGAACAATTGCTCCAGGATATTCTCCTTGAATTTGTTCTGCAAGTTCATTTTTGGAAAGAATTTTACCTTCTACTTCTAGACGATACATCTTTCCTTCCCAAACTACATCAGCAAAAAAAGACTCACTTGCTTGTTCTGGTTGTGATGAACCTACATTTAAAGTTCCATTAAAATCACCATTAATCGTGATGCTTTCTGATAAAAACTGTTGAAAGGATTTCATTTTAGTTACAGTTCCAACGACGTAGTGCTTTGTTGATTCTCGAATCTGGGTCTCTTGCAGTTTTTGCAGAAGTCAGTTTCTTCTTCATCCCAGACATGCGACGGCAGAAGTTTGCACGTCGTTTTGCTCTTTTACCTTTTGGTTTCTTTTCCGTTACTGCAGTTTGGAGTTTTGAACCAGGATTCTCACGACGGTAAGCATTTACTGCTGCTTGACTCAATCCATCAGTTTTATCTTGACGATTGACTTTTTGCCAATCTTCAGATAATTCATCTCTCCAGTTAGAATAGTTTTCTTTTACACAATTTGGAACTAATCTTTTACCTTTCTTTTTCATTCCAACTTGCTTATATCCGTCCCAACATGCTTCATCAACTTTACCTTGACCACTATCCAAATAATCTGCTGCAGTATCGATATAATCTGCAGCCTTGGTAATCTTGGACTGAACCCATGCCTCAATATTACCCTCACCCTTCATCTTTTTACGAAGTCTCTTTGCTGCAGAGATGATTGTAGAAAGTTCAGAACGTGCCATTGAATACTCGTGATCTTTTTCCTCATTTGCTGGATGAGGTCTATTTGGATCATACTTTAACTGATTTGAAGTTAATGCTGATGGAGTAGAGAACATTTCCCAGTACTGTGGTCCATACTTACATTCTGATCTAGTCTCATCTTTTTGGCATTTAGGACAATATCTAATCATTTCCAATGCCTCTTCCATATTTTTTGGTTTAATTCCCTTCTTTTTCATATTAATTGCAATTGCAGCTTGCTGTGCTGGATTTACTGCCTCACTTTTTGTTCCCCAATTATCGGCACCAACTTTACGACATTTGACAAGTGCTCCAGATGCATATGCACTTGGCCAAATTTTATATCTACTTTTTACTTTATGATAACAAGCATCTTTTTCACCTTCTTTTTCTTGAATGTATTCTTCCTTTGACACGATTTTTGCGGCTCCTGATCTATCTGGATTTGGATCTTCTCTACGTTTTTTAGAAGCTCTTCTATTTCTTTCTTTTTTACTCATATTTGCACGATCATCGGGATCACGACAAAATGGTTTTGTAGTTTGCCCTGGTTGTTTAGCACATGGTTTTCCATCATATTTACCACCTGCTTGAACCCAACCACCATCATCAAACCATCTGTGCAGGTTATATTTTGCTGATGATGCCCCAACACCATCAGTTGCTTCTTTCACATCTTTGAATCTTTTATGATGCTTTTTAGCATCATCTTCCATTTTTTTCAATCGAGTATAATAATCTGGAATCTCATCTAAATGTTGAAGAGCAATATCTGTAGCAAGGTCTTTGTCTTTTGTATGTTCATGCTCAATGGGAATTCCAATTCTGAGTTGATTCCTCACAAAGGAAACTTCAAGACGATGTTTCTTTGCAATTTCTTCAACTGTTTTGTGGGATTTTATCTTATGCACAAAATTATATGATTACTCTTTATTATTTAGAAAACCTTGCTTGAGTAGTTTTGAAAGTTCTGATGTAGATCCAACAAACACCGCATTGTTAGTAACATTATTCGTCGTCTTGATACTCTCATCCTCAACATCTTTTAACTTTTTCTGAAGATCAATAAGTTTATCTGTAACATCACCAACAGACTTAATAAGTTGTCCAGCAACTTCATATGCTCTGGGACTACCACCTTCTCCAGCCAATTCCATAATCCCATTAATTGCTTCTTGCCCTTTCTCAATTAATGAGTATAAATTTGCACGAGTATATTCGTAGTCCTTTTTAATATCATCGGACTTTAGAGGAGTAATATTTAACTCTTCTTTAACCTTTTCTACTTTTACAATATCACTTTTGATATTAAGTGCAGAATCCAAATCATCATATTTACCTTTCATAATCTTTACAGGTCTCTTTGTTGAGTTGGGCTATAAACTCTAGAATCTGCAAACTTTTCCCAGGTCTCACTAAATCCAAAGTCGTCATCTGGTTCAGCATTAATTGGATCAGGAACAACTGTGTATCTCATTTCTCTCTTTGCAGTCGCAAGATCAGTACTCATATGAGTATCTACTTGTACTTTTCTAATGAGACCATCAGTAGTTTCTGCAATTGGTCCGAATAAATATGTCTTAGCAGTAAATCTTAAGGTATAAATTAAAGCTCTTCTGGTCGAAAAATCACCCTCATAATCATCTTGAAAATCTACAGAATCCAAGACAATGGGAATATCTCGTTTTTCACCAATAGAATCAACCAAGTCAATTGTAATATTGAAAGATGGTTGAAAGTAAGGTAAAATTTGCTCAACTATCTGTAAAGCATCATCATTTAACTTTGTTAAAATGTTTAATTCAAATCCTATGTTGTAAGGAACTGGCATGAAAACTTTTTTCAAGTTATTTCCATCCAATGCCTTAAATGTTTGTGTTACCCCAGACTTTCTTGTTGGATCATATTGAATAGAAGTCATCTCAAAAGACATTCTTGGAAGAGTAATGGCAATTGGTTTAGTCAGTTCTGCTTGCTGTTCAATTTTTGCTAAAAACTTTTGCATTGGGCCATAAGCAATTCCAACTTTTGTTTCGTCAATAGTTTGATCTTGCTTATTTTTATGCCTAATGTAAATATCATTAAAAAGTGTTCCAAAACCAATGATGGTTTTTCTAATGATTTCGTGATAATAATAAGTTCCTAACATTAATAATCTCCAAAAGGATTAGATTCCGAAAAATCAATAATTAAATCTGCTGCTTCTTCTATTTCTTCATTTTGATCATAAGGATCTTCATAACTATCTGCCGTATATGATTTAACCAAGTATCTTGCAGATGATATTCCACCAACAATAATTTCACCTGGATAAAATTTACCATTATTTATAGATACTCTTAAATATGTGATGGGATCGGCATCTTCGGGAGTTACTATGCTAAAGTCTCTCATTCTTGCTATAGTGCCTGATGTTTGTCCGATAATGGGTTCATTATATATAAACGTCCCTATACCAATTGTAGATACTCCAGAAATAATAACCGATGGTTGAGATGTGTATCCATATCCAGTATTTGCAAATCTAAGTGCTGTTACTGCACCATTTAAAATAACTGGATCGGCAATAGCAGTAGTTCCAACAGACGGTCCAGATATAATTACGGTTGGTTTTGCATAATAACCACTTCCACCACTGATTGTAAAACTAGAAATTCCACTATTGACAACAAGTGCAGTTGCTGCAGCTCCAACACCATTTCCACCAGAAATAGTAACAGTTGGTGGATTTGTGCTTGTGTACCCTGAACCTGGATTTGTAATTAAAATTGATTCAATTGATTTTACACCTGCTCTTGATGTTGTAATCGCCACTGCAGTTGCCGTAGTTCCTGAAGTAGGACTAGATATTGTAACAGTAGGTGTTGATGTATAACCAGATCCATCATCATTTAAAATAATTTGTCCAATCATTCCGATACCACCAATAGTTGGAATTGCCGTTGCAGTAACTGCAGAACCAACTAAAGTTAAAGTTGTAATATATCCTTCCTCTTTTACCAAATCATCAATTTCCTCAATGGATGTATCAATTAACTCATTTTCATATTCATACAATTCACATGTAAGTTCATAGACATAAGTTTTTCCTAATTGATAAAAAGGCTTTTCTAACTCAACATGCTTAATTTCAAAAATTCTTTCTCCAAGTGGAAAATAAATTAAATCACCCTCTTTTGGCCTACTTGTAAGAATTTTTTCCTGATCAGTAATCGAACCAATATCTATTCCTAAATTAGTTCCTTCTAAAAGTGGTGCAATAAATTCTTCATACCTTTCTCTGGATATTATTAATCTTATTTCATTTTTTAATTTTAATCCAAATTTAGTCATAATATCACTTCCAGGAGAATATCCATCATAATTATCCAAATATGCTTCAATAATGAAGTTATCATCAAATTGAGATGTTTCAATTTCTCTTAAAATATTATCCCTGTTTAATATCTTTCTTGGTATATAATAAACTTCAATTCCATAAATTTTCAATTGCTCATTAATCAAATCTTGTATTAAAAACTGTTCTCTAGGGGATCCTTGAAGAAAAAATGGATTTAATGTCATAATTATCCAATAAAATCGTAAGGTGGTAATTCATATTCTAAAGTCATTCGTTGTTTAATATCTTCTAACTCTCTTTCAGCATCTTCATATAATTGTCTTCCATTTAGTTCAATTCCACCTGGCAATTTAACACCTTGGAATTTAATTAAATTTTGTCCCCATTGCTTTTTAATAAGTGCAGTTAAATATTTTTTAAGAAAACTGTCATTATAAACATTAGTAAACGTATTTGGATCTAAAATTCTATAACAATCTATGACAATAAATTTATCTGGGGTTTGCGATGCCCAGTCAATATCAAGATATAATCTATTTTGTCTTTTATTAAATCTAACTTGTTTATCTGTAGTCAATAAAAAGTCAATATCCTCTAGATAAGACTTAACCATAGAATATTGTAATAATTCTACTGAGTTAAAATAATAAAGGTCATTAAGGAATAATTGATATTTAATACTAAACATACCTCCAGAAATAGAGCTAGTATCAAATTTAAAAACCTTTTCTATACCAATCACCGAATCTGGAACTTGAATAAAATTAGATGATTCATAAAAATTAAAAGATGTACTAGCAACTCCTACTGATGTCCCCGTTGTAGTTACTATTCCTACACCATCAGTATTTCTACCTCTTCCTCTATCAATATCTTGTTGAGTTATTTTGTACTTCAAATACATTCTCTCGACACCATCAAAATGTCTTTCTTGAAAGTATTGTAAAGCATCATCGACCAAATCATCTATCTGATCATCATCCACATTAATTTCGAGCACCGGTGCTCCCAACCTTCTTAGGCAATAATCTATCAAACCTTGTCTACTGTTTGGTTTTGCCATTAATATTCTCCTCCATCAATTAATCCGGATGTTAAAGTACCAGTTACGATAACGTCGTTTTGAAATGTTGTTATACCAATAAAATTTGATACTCCAGACACTATTAAATTTCCACCAATATTGGTATTGCCACCAACTCCAACACCACCTCTAACTGTAAAGGCACCAGTAGATGTTGATATAGAAACAGTATTATCATTGATGAAAAGATTTCTATCAATAACACTTGTCATTATAAATGTTTCTGATGGTAAATCCCATACTAGGATTACTCCATCAGAAGTATTTGACGAGTTAACGTCGGTTAAATTAATTAACTTTGTTGGGGGTGATGATGCATTTGATAGTACACGAACTACATTTTGAGACCCAACCCTGGCTCTTATAGTGGGCATTATTTAGTTACCCCTGCTCTTACTAGTGCAGAACCTTCTACCGCTTTAAAAACATCACCATTAGAGGAAATTAATTTAACATCATACAAATATCTTCCAGGTTTTAATTGAGAAGTTGTAGTCGATCCTAAAGATATTTCAATTTTTCCTTCAGAGGGACCTGTAACTGATGATGCAAATGAAACTGATGTAGAACTACTGTATGTTTTTCTAAGTTGTGATTGTATTTGATACCCACTCAAATTCAATAGATTATTTGTGACTGTATCTTCCAATTCAAAAGTAGTGTCAAAATCGAATCCCTGCTCAATTACTATATTAGATACATAAACTGCCATTATTCAGATTAACATACCTTTAGATATTTATATTCTAAAGATTCATAAGAGATAGAACTGTTTCTTGCTGCTTCAGATATAACTTGCAGTACAACTTAGCAAAAGTTTTTAGTTCATCTTCATTTAAAGTATCGATAGTACGAGCATGTTTTTCATATTCAAATAATTTATCTATTGAATCTAAAGTTATTTCATTTGGATCCATTTAGAAACTCCCTTAATAAACTTTTAATTTCATTAATATCTTGTTTCATAGATTCGATTTCTTTTTTTTGCGTTTCTCTTTGGATGACCGAATTTACATATTGATTATATCCAATAGAATCACAATTAATTATAGCACCACTTTTTTCATCACGATATAAATTTTGGTGCCCTTCAACTTTAATCATTTATCTTACCGCAATAGTTCTTAAATCTTTGATTCTTGGTGGTCTTGCCTGATTCGTTCCCGACATAACAATTTTAATTGTATATCCAACGAATAAATCTAAATTATCCGCAGTAAATTCATACTCTAAAAATTCATTGTCAAGACTTGGTTGAACATAAGAGTCTGGTTTTCCACTATTTTTAGATGAATCTATAACAAGTAGACCTTGATCTGTAGTATATTTTAAATTATCGTAACCAGGGAATAGTTCAAATGCTTGGGGAACTTCACTAGAATCTGCTCTAATCAAACTATAAAGAACTCTAAAATCTGCACTTTCATGTCTATATGCACTCAAAATAACCTTTAATGATGTTGCTGGTTGAACAAGATTTACAGTATTTGAAACATAAATTGCAGCATGTGGATCTTCTAAAATAGAATTAACTCTATTATCTGATGAATAATCTGAGACCGGATTATCTAATCTATTAATTCTAAACTCTGTAAATGCATTATCCAAGTAAATTAATGGAGAAAGATTCGAATCTCTAGTTGATAAGGTTATTGCCGTAGTAAATGATTTTTTCCTCAACAGATTACTTAAACCTGGTTGATTTTTTTCATTTACATCAGAAGCAACTAATCTTACAGTTTTCAATGTATTTAATACATTTAACTGAACAGGTTCTGGTAATTGCTCGATAAATGAATTTTCATTTCCATCAATACTAGTACCACTTACTGTTTTTATAGAGGCACTTACTGAAGTAGAAGATCCTGGAGTAATTAAATCATATGTGGGTATTAGTCCACTAAAATTAATATTTTCTGATACCTTAACATTTGGTCCTCCAAAAGATCCATCATTGGTAAATGATAATTGTGGTGCATTTGCTAGAGAACCATCTGAAGATCTATTTGCTCCATTTTCAGATCTGGATATTTCGATATAATAATCGTCCATGCCAATATCTGTAGAACTCATAGTATGTTCTTTGTTTATTCTACGTAAAGAAACCCCATTTAATTCGTATTTGTAAACTAAACTGCGAGAATCATGTGGTGTAATAACAGTGCCATCAATACCTCTTCCACCACTAGCAATGGTTAGTGTTCCATTATTTACACCCGAGTATGCAATAATTTCATCTCCAATCTTAACATATCCACTATTTGCAGCCCCGACATTTACACCTTCAAAGGTTGAAAAGATAGAAGTATTTGCAATACTAATTGTATTAATTTCATTTGAAGACATTGCAACGGATAAAGTTGTAGGTGAATAACTGGATTGGGCATCATTAATTTTTACTTTATCAATTCCTGAATACATGCCATGATCAAAGTGATCTACTTTAATATAGTTTCCAGAATTAACTCCGCCATCGATGTTAAAACTACGTATTGTAGTTGATGCTAAAGATACTATTGGACTAGTTGGATAATTATTAGGATAATAACTAACTCCAATTCCAATTGCAAACGAAGAAGATTCTCCTTGCAGTCCAGAAAGATATAATGTATCTAAACCAGTAATAGAAGAAATTGAAACTCTTGCATTTCTACCTAAATTGGTAACAATTCCAACAACATCACCTACTTGATATCCGTTACCAAATGCAGTTACTATAGGTATACCTGTAATGGAACCACTTGAATTTGTTGTTACGCTTAATCTCAATCCAGATCCTTTACCAACTATATTAGTTGTTTCTAGATTAGTGAATGTGCTACTTGCTGGATAATTTGTACCACCACTAGTAACTTTTACACTGGAAACTGAACTTCCTGTTCCAATTATGTAACCATAAGTATTTGCATTAGATCCTGAAATTTTTCTTCCTACTTTCAATATGTCATTAATGATTGATGAATTTGTGGATGTGGTAATTCCAAGAGTAGCTGTTTTGGGTAAAGTTGTGATCGGATTATTGTTTAGTCTTGACACATATCCATTACTCTCATCTAGAGTTGGATTGCTAAAGAACACTGTTCCAGTTGTTGATGTAAATTTAGCTTTATAAAGTTTAAACTTAAGATCTTGATATTGATTTGCTGTCCATATAGAACCATTTTGTGATTTGAACAGACTTCCCAATGCAAACTGCTTTGAATAAATTACTGATTCAGAATCTGGTAGTGATTGTGTTTTTTTTGTCTTTTCACCCATTGTCGCAATCCACATCTCATACTTATCACTATGGGCAGAAATGATCACAACAGCATATTCTCTACCTGGAGATAGGTAAACTGGTTCTGGGAAAGTTACCTTTGTTTCGGTCTCACCATCATCCGAAACTGTAATATCTGAAGGTCTTAATATTACTGGTTTTCCAACAATCATCATAGTTGGGGTCCCCAATTCTACAGTTCTTATTTCAACTCGTAATGGTGCATTTCCATCATCCTTTGAGGCAAAGAACAGACCAACTGAAGTTAAGAATGCACCATTGATATCATCACTCGTATCATACTCTGAAGGTGCCTGTATATTTCCACCAACAGTAAATGATTGAGCTAATGGGTCGTAATACTCTGCAAGAACAGTTTCCGTATGCCTGTTTTGCGTTGTTAATGAAGCATTAACATTTGTTGTTAAATTTGTAACAGTGGTTGTTGTGAGATTATTCGATATGGTAGTTACTTCATTTTCCCACTGATTTAAAGTTCCATCAGAATTATAATTTGTTTCTGCAAAAGATATTGAATTACTTCCTGGAACTCCAGAATCATTTGTGCTACTTGAGGTAATTCTAAATGTTTTAGTTCCTGTAGGAATTCTTACTGAAGGTGCTGGAATTGTATTTGGATCTTTTAAGAAGAATGTTCCTATTAAATCACCAAAATTATCCGATAATAATTTAAGATCTTTAACATATGCTACAGCACCACTTTCTTGACCAACTAAAAGCATACCAACAGTAAGATATCCAGAATATCTACCTTGTGCTTCTTCTGATAAAGATGCGGTATCTACATTCAATACTTTTGAAGATTGACTATACAAATTTGATAAGGATTCAGTTCGAACATATGGATTTATTGTGTATGTTGTAGTTGGTGAATTATATGGACCATACTTATGGTTAGGGGTGCAAAGTCTAAAAGTTATTAGTCTTGTACCATTTACGGATCCAACTACAGTTTCTCCAATTTTAAATGTTCCTGAAGATCCATAATTTGTTAAAGTAGAATCATTTGCAATTTCTACTAATTTTGGAACAAAATCAACAGAACTACTTCCGTCTAAAAATTGATAGTATCTAGTAGATGGTTTGAGATTAGATACTGAGAACTCAGTATTTCTAGATCTCATGAATGATTCATCTGAAGTAGATGTAAGAATATTTCTTATAGATACATCTGTATTAGATACGGTATCTGTAGAAATGTCCGTACTTACGTTTGTTGAATTACTTCTAGTAACAATTTCTGAAGTGGTAACATTAGATGCTATTACTCCGGTCTGTCCCCTTCTGTTAGGATTTGCTATTCTTGCCCCAACTCTTTGTGAAGAAGTTTCCCTGACAATAGGATTATTAAGATTTACATTTACATTACTTTGTAGATTTCTTGTAAGTGTTCTACTAGAATTATTAGTAATATTGATGTTTCTATCGGGCAATTGAACTGTTCTAACCCAAGTATCAATTGATGGATTTAATCTTATAACTCCAGTATAGATTACTACATTGAATGGATTGACATTTTCAACTCCTGTAGCAAAAGTTTGTTGAATCCAGTCAATTTCAGTATATTTAAGAGTTACACAATTTCCAGTTTTTTTAATATTTGAGTCTAATAATTCGAAATTAGAATTATAATCCAAATCCTCATCTGTTACTGCGTCAGCAGGAATTAATTTTGATTTGATAGAATTTCTACTTATTAGTGGAATTAATTCATTTGCTGATGGATTGATTTGAACAGTAGATAGTTCACGATTCATTAAATTATAATTTTTAAAATCATCAACAAAAAATCCACTCTTAAATCTATTTCTACCCTCAGAATCTTGAATTTGTAAAGTTTGAGTGTCAATTTCTAAGAAAGATAATGAAGTTACTCTCTCTAAATTTTCAACTCTATTATCAATAAATCCAATATCTCTCATTGTATATCTTCTGTTATCTCTCAATTGTATAACAGCATCTTGAGGATTGTACAAATATGGTGGCAACTGAATTGTTGCAATTTCCATCATTGCATCATTTTTTGTTGGAGCTTTAGGAGTAAGTGATGAAGTTCCTTTTTCCAAAACAAAATTACCAATTTTATCCAGATATAGTCTATCAATTCTTGCCAAATAGTAATCATATCCAATTGAAGAGGATTCGTTAGGAGTCAAAATTACTTTGGGATCAGTTCCAAAATTTCTAGAAGAAAAGTCAAATGGTGATCTGGCAGTTGAATCTGGATTAAAAGTGGAAACTCTAGGTCTAAAGTCTAAAGTATCAGATGCTCTTCTCAATCTAGATCCTATTGTGGGAATATCTGTAGAAAATCTTTCTTCATCATAACTCAATACAGTGAATACGTCACCATTATCATTAGACTCTACAGTATAACAATCATATACAACCAATAATCTCTTGCTTGGTTCTGGAATATTTTTATTTCTAATTATTCTTGAATAATCGTAATATTGATCTTTTTGACCTTTATCCAAGAAGTACGAAGTCGTTATATCTTTATATTTTCCAAGAGTAATAGATTCTATTTCTGTTGTAATATTAGACTCATCAAACGTCACAGTTTCACCAGTTACAAATCTATCTCCTGTTAGATAGACAATTTCAAGAGTATTTGCTGGAGAATCTACCTTTGTTACAACTCTTGCAATTGCATTGGAAGTACTTCCTATTATATTTTCTCCAATGATGGCATTAGTTCCTACGTTAGCGGTAGAAGTAAATAAAACTCTGTCTAAAGTGGGACTTGATGAATCATAAGATTCATATATCGATATAATTTTCACAACATCAGGAACATTTAATGAAATCTCTTCATCTTGAACTCTAAGACCATAATATTGATTATATGTTAACCCATCTGAAATTGATGTATTAATTCCAGATCCTGATTGTTTATATTTTGATCTTGTTATCTCTAATTTTTCACTTCTTAAATATTTTTTCAATTTACTCTTAATGTTATTTTTAACCAGGGTAACATTTACTGTTGCTGTAGTGTTAGTTAAACCCCTAATTGATAGGGTATCGTTGCTAACAGTAACAGAATCAGAAGATAATGTTGCTATCGTGCCATTATTATAGTGAACTGAATATTTTTCTTGATCAAAGGAATCGAAATATACGGATGTAATTCCAAGAGTCGATGCAACTGTGGATGCATTGAGTGTTAATGTATTTCCAGTAATAGTTTGATTTGGTAATTGAGCAGATATTCTTAATGTCGAGTTGGAAAGATCTACTTTTGATATATTATTTCCCGGAATATCCGTATATAAGTATGCAGAATCTTGGTTTCTAATGATTGGTGCTGCGGCAAAAATGTCAGTTAATATTTGACTAGATGGTAAAGATCCCTCATAAACTCCAGAAACATTTGGAAATATAGATGATATACCTATTGATAAACCATCTTGTGATATAGAAGAAACTCTATTGTATGTTTCTGTACTGAATCCTATTTTCTGATATCTGATAATCGTATCTGTTGTAATTCCAGTAAAAATTCTTCCTATTGCAGTAACAGTAGAAATCCCACTACTTGCGGTTGAAATAGAAACCTGTATGATATTTCTAGGCATTCTAAATCTTTCCAAAACTGCATTTGCAGAAAAAGTTGCAATACCGGTAACTGCAAAATTGGAATCTTGTCTTAGTGATTTTATATTTTGAGTTCCATATACTGCAATTGATACAATAGTTCTTGGAAAATCAATTCCATTGATTGATATTTGCTCCCCTGGTGCAAAAGATCCCGAAGTTTGTCTTAGTGTAATTGTAGACGATCCTGCTCCAGCAGAAACTGCATATCCACTTGCCCCACTATTTTTACCTTTAACTAAAGAAGATTCTGGTAAATCAACTGAACTTATTGTATTGTTTAATGTTAAACCTATATTTGTTTGAATATCATATAAGTATAAATCCCAATTAGTTGCAGCATTAGTATATGCTGCATCAGTTAAATTGAAGTTATATATTCTTGCACTACCAATTCCAATTCCAGATCCATTTAATTCATTGTAAAGTGTCGCCACTCCTTTTTGTTGCGGAACTCCTGCTACATTATTAACTCTCAAAAGATTTCCCATCTCAAAGGAAATTCCTACATTAGATTCTGACTTAGTTTCTCTAGGTTTTTCTACATCTAAAATTATTGTAGATCTTTTTTCAACATCATATCCTCTTACATAAGCTTTTCCTGGAGAAACTTTTACACACATTAGATCGTCAGAAGGTGATCTTCCTTCTGGGGTAATTTCATTCTTAAAAAATAATCCATTATTTCCTAATCGATTATTTAATGAATTGTGAACTGATGGATTAAATGGTTCTACCGCATAATCTCCAGATTCATCATATGTTCTTTGTGCCAAATAGTCTCTAATAATATTATAGTTTGTCTTAGTTTCTATTCTTTTAATTCTACCATTTTCAATTCTTAAAAGTTCAATAAAGTTGGTGTCGTTTAAATCTGTTAGTAATTTTTTGTCTAAAATAAGATCTATTTTAAATCTGTCTGCTCCAGGTGCTGCATTATTTGTAAATCCCTTAGCATTATCGTAAAGATCTTTATCATCATTAGCAGTTACGATAGATTCTTCAATTCTTAATCCAACTCTATAAGATGGTGTATTTGTATAGTAGTCTAAAAGCAAAGTTTGCTTTAATACATTTACAAAATAACCTCTAACAAAATAAACACCATCTGCAATAAATGCTGCAGAACCTATAGATGTTGCATTTAATGAAATTAATGATGCAAATGGTGTTCCAGAGTTAATAGTCGTATTTCCATATGTAATATTTTCACTTGCAATTAAAGATTCACCATCTTGAAATTGAGTAAAATTAAAATCATTATCAGAATCAATATATTTTACATAAATTGTAGGATACGAAATATCATTATCATCTGGAATTTCAATATGCTGAATAGTTGCTGTTGTTCCAGAAGTTTGCCCTGTTACTTTTTTCCCAATATATTGATCCAGATATAAAGTAATATCTGCACCAAAATTTGTTAAATTGAGTTTAACTGCATAAAATTGCCCATCATATGCAATATTGCCAGGGATCACCACAGATCCCTCCTTAAACATATGGCTACCAAAAGATTCTATTTGGTTTTGTAGAATAGACTGAAGTGTTGTTAGTTCCCTTGCCTGAACTGCTCTTCCTGGATTGAATAAGACTTTATAAAAATTTTTTTCAGAATTAAAATCATCATAATATGGACTAATATTTAAATTTGTTTTTTGTGCCATTTCTTAGAATTCCAGGATAATTTTAACGTCTTCTTTTTGTCTTAGATTTCTTGTAACCAGGGGTCTATTGTCAATGTAAATTATATCTCCCGTCTTTTTATTTATCTCTGGACTTGCAAGACCAGCATTAAAAGTTACACCAAGATCAATTATTTTACCATTGACTGTGACTTTATTTTCACTAAAGGATGTATCTATTGGAGCATTGAAAGATGAAGATACAAATTGAATATTATTTGCAACTTGATCGGAAGATTCAAAGTCTAAAACTTCAGAGTCTGAACTAATATCCTTGTCATCAGTTTCATCTACTCCATTTGAAAAGTACAAAGATCTATCTCTAAAATATTTTAGAACTTTAGTTGTAGCATCATATGATGCTACATATCCTTTAGCAATTTTTTCGTCAGATGGTCTAACCTGTCTAATTTGTTCCCCAATGATAGGAGTTTGAGATACAGAAGTCAATTTAATTGCATATAAAGATGAAAATTGATTTTCTTCAAATAATGTATCTGAAGTACTATATTTGGGATTCTTTAAGATGCCAATTTGAGAAAATGCAGTGCTTATAGGGGTATCTTCTGTCAGATCATCAAATCTTGCATATACCAAGACTCTATCAGCACCCAATTCTTGATAAATATTGTATCCATGACCTTTTGAAGGTGGGATAACTACTATTAATTGTGCATCAGTTTGTAGTGTTCCAGATCTTAATCGTCCTAGATCAACTATTCCGTAAGTATAACCCTTACCCCCAAAAGTAACTCTCGCAGAAACTATTTTTCCATCTGTTACTTTGATAGATGCTTTTGCACCAGATCCATCACCGTTAATATCTACATCTGTATATTCTTCATCCCTACTTAAATATCCGTCTCCAGCATTTTCAATATATATTTTTTTAATCTGATTTTCTTCTATATCAGAATTTCCAGCATCTCTAATACGTTCTATTTCACTATCTGTTGAGGTATCCCAGTCATTTGGAAGTATTATGTATTCTGTAGAATCAAATTTAATAATATCACTGGGAGAAATTGTAAATAAATATTTCCAAACATATCCATCGTTACTTGATCCAGCAGCGGATGGATCAGCATCAGTAAAAGTGGGTTGATCCTGGGATTTGTTTCCCGATGGATTAGTTCCCGAAGATCCGTTATCTATACAAATATATACTCTATAATCACTATTCATCACATAGTAATTAGAATCATACAACCTTGGAAGACCAGAAATTGGTGCTAGGTTAGTTGTACTATAATCATGACGATACATTTCATATCTAGTATTTTCCGTCCAGGTTACTTTTCTTACAATTCTTCTCACATTGTTCGATGATGTAATTTTTTTACCAAAAAGTAACGTGTCTTTGTAGTGTGATAGATATTGAAAATTATCTACAGGAACTGGTGGATCACTATCCCAATCAGTATCTCTACCAAATTTTGTTGACAAAGAAGGATTTGGTAATCCTAGAAAAACATAATACGAGTTATTATTAACAGAATCAACAAAATTTTCTGCATTAAATATTCTAAATTGATCTGTTATGATAGCTGTCATACTAATAGTTTTTTATCTATTTATACTTGTTTAGGAAGTGCTCCAGTTTCGTATTTCAATTTTAAACCTATTCCTCTTCTTTGAACAGTTGCAAATGTTGTTAATCCAACATCTACAGTTTTTCCAGAAACTCCAATCGAAATTGGTGAATTGGATCTAGTAAATCCTGAAAGTTTGCCCCATGAAAACTTACCTATAGGATTTAATGTGGATCCAGAAGTTGTTAGACCTATAACATTTGATGTAGACAAAACATTACAAGTTATAATTCCTATGTTGTCAGCACCAACAACCTTAGACCAACTGTGTATGCGATATATATTATCTAAATATGTGGTTCCAATTCCAACCAATGAAATGTTGGAATTGTCAATAGAAGTCACACCAGATCCAACTCTAGTATCATAGATATAAATTGGATATCCAGTTGTCAATCCTGCAAGATTATTTGCATCTAAATTATTAATGTAGAATCTTAATGCCAATGAGGTTCCAATACCAGCACTTGTCGTTATCCCAGTAACTATACCTGAGAATCCAGCAACTTCAGAAACACCCCTAACAGTTTCAATTGGGAGTGACTCTGTAGTTGATATTCCTACAGTGCTTGAACTCCCTACAATTAAAAGGTCAAATGGTTCGAATACTATTTCATTATCATAATTAAAGAATTGAGCATCATCTACAAAAAGTTCAGTGCTTGTTGTTCCAATTCCTGCAATCAATCTAGATGTTGGGTAAACTTGTGCTTCAATAGAATCTCTTGATTTATAAACGAACTCACCATTTATCTTTTGATCTCTTTTTTGCTTAGTCCAACTTATTGGTTTTTCAAAATTTTCATCTATTCCAGATCCAGAATACAAATTAGTTTCAAATTTATCAGAATAAGATAAATTAAATACCGTTCTACTATCTTGAGTAATCGTTGTTGGATACTTATTGTTTTTATATACTCTTACAATATCACCAGACTTTATAGTTGGATAAATATCAGTCTTTAATAAACTATCATCACCTATTGTTCCTCTATAGAAAAATACCGAAATATTATCTTCGGGTTTTGGAGCCTCTGTAAATACAAAAGATGTTCCACCATCAAATGTATATGAAACTCCTGGTTCTTGTAAAACACCATTTATAAAAATTAAAAGTAAGTTTTGAAGTTCTACATTAGAATTTTCATCTTTTTCAAAGCTCAATAGTTCTTCATTATAGAAAAGTGGGAATACTTGTCTCGAACCATCTTGATAATTTTTAATAGAATCTATGTAGTCTAATTCTCCAAATTGCCAAAGAGCAAAAGAATCTGAAAATGTCTCCAAAACAGTTAATGTAAGTTCTGAAAGTGGTTGAGCCAATCTCCTATCAGTTACCAACCCAACTGGTTTAAATACATCACCTTTTCTGAAAGAATATCCTTGCCTTGTTATATTAAATCCAGTTACTTCAAAATATGTTGAACCTATACCAGTTGTCGAACTGGCTCCAACTTCAACATTTAATAGTAACCCAACTCCAGTATCTGTTGTTGCTCCTAGACCAACTCTAGAAACGCCAATAACCTCTAAATTTTCATATGATGGATCGGATACAAAGATTTTGGGATTATTATATCCTGTTCCACCGACACCAACTGAGAATGAAAGTGTTCCACCTGCACCAACAGATGCCGTAATATTTGCTGGTGTACCTCCAACATTTTGAGTTGGATCATATACAGTAACTGAAACAATTCCACTATATCCAGATCCATGTATATCAGTTGTTCCTAGTCCAACTGATACTATTGAACCCCCAGCACCAACAACAGCTGTTACTGATGCACCAACTAGTGGAGCATATCCCAATCCAATAGATGATCCAAGAGATACTATGATTCCACCTCTAGGAATTTCATTCTGATTAATATCATATTCTGAAATAATATCAAGATTTGGTCTGATACTAGAGAAAACTATACTTGTTATTCCAGATGGACTAGTAGTTTCTATAATAGAGAAGTTATTTGATGGATTATTCTTGGAAGTTGGTGATTGGAACAAACCATTTATTAATAGAATGCCATTTCCACCCGTTGTTCCTAAACCTACTGTATTTGCACCACCAACCGTTAAAGTAAACGTTCTTCCTATACCATTAAATTGATTGGATATATTATCATAAACAACATTAGTATCATAATTATTTCTCAAGAACACTCTTCCAGTAAATTCAGAAGTTTGGAACTTCAAGTTACTAGAGTCTCTTTCTAGTTGTGGATTTCCTTTAGGGGATTCTGTAAAATGAATGTGGCCATTACTAATATTATAAGACCCTCTATATACTTTTGCGGTAGATCCAGAAATGTGAGAAGTTGCAGAAGATCCAACAAATCCTCTACTCACCTGTACCAACGATGTAGTTCCCACCCCTGTTATTGGACCAATACTAGTTGTTCCAAAACCAACACTTATAACTTGCATGTATTCATTGTCAATTTTTAAAATATCTTTGGGAAATACGGTAGATATTCCACTCATTTGGAAAATTGTTGAAGTCGATCCAATTCCAGCAGAAAGTGAATGAGAAACCTTTGTAAATGATATTGGATGCTGAATTATATCATCGATTGTTATAATAGTTTTTTCATTATTTTTAAGCATTTCAAATAGATGAGCATTTCCACTACCAGAAGAAACGAACGTAACAGCAGTTCCAGCCCTCGTTGTAGAAATTTGGAAAGTATTCTCTTGCTTATTAACAACAAATACTGATGAAGGTAGAGTTGAAATAACACTTCCAGACTTATACATCATTGGTGTTGCTGCAACACCTACAATTGTAGATTTTGGTGTATAAATTAACTCCTCATCATCACTAAAGAAATGATTTTCTGAAGTAAATTCCCCAGTCGTCAAATTAATCTGTGTATTATCATCTGGATCAAATTCTCTTGCAAAAATTTTGAGTCCATTTGATGTTAATGGAAAATCCTTTCTATTGATTCTAGTTCCATTAATCGCATTGTAAAAATTAGTTTTTATTGATTCTCTACCAAAGATTACATTATTTGTAGAATATTCTAAATCTGGTGCGATATTAATATCATCTACATCTTGATAGAAACATTTATTTAAATTAGAAATTGCAATATTTTGAGTTATTCCCGCATCAGGATAAAACTTTAATACAAAATTATTTCCTGAATTTTCAAATGTCCCACCAAAAGTTCCCAATCCAATTAAAGAATCTGATGTTGATGTTGATCCAACAGATAAAAATTGCATTTGTTGAGTATATACATCCACTCCATCATGAATCATTAAAATTTGATGTAGTGCTTTGGTAGATCCAGCACTAACTTCTACTAGAGATTTAACAGAATTGAAAAGATTAGTATTTAAATTTAAAATTGATGTAGATGCTGCAGATGTGGTTGTTGAATAATTTGACATATATATCACACTTCTTTCTGATCCATCTGGACCAGACTTTTTAAATCTGTAAGTTCCACCAATACCAGTGATGCTAGTAGTTCCAAATCCAACAACACTTGATTTTATTGTTACATCATCATCCGATAGTGTATTTGTATAATTTAGATATAAAATATTAGAAATTATATTTGCACTAAAAGTACCAATAAAATTACTTGAATAATTGTCTACATCATTATTATCAATATAATATTCTGATATGTAAGTATTTGATCCATCTTGAGTCAAATATAACTCCACAAAATTAATTTCTTTTGAGTTATCATTGATAACTTGCATTGAAGCATGTAAAGATTCAAATGATGTTGAGTCTAACGAAACAATATTAGTAGATATTCCTGGAGCAGCCCTATCTACAGAGTTACTAATTTTTACAAATCCAATTGATGTTGATGCAATTCCTATACTATTTGATTCAAATGAACTTTGAATCCACTTTAAATCATAATCAGTATTATAAGGATTATTGGGAGTGAATCGTAGGAAAATTTCTTTGAAATCATTTTCTTCTATAGAAAATTCTCCAATTTTCTCCATTGATGAATGTGTGAGTCCTATTCCCGAATTTACAAGAGAACCTTTCTCCAATAAAGAAATGTTAGTGCCATCATTTAAAATAACTAAATCTGAAAATTGTATTTCAGTATTATCAGATGATGTAACTCTAATCAAAATACCAATGTATTCATTATTTTGTTGTGTCAAATCAATAAAATTTAAGAAATTGGTAGAAGTTGATTCTAAGTTTGAAAAAAGTCTATTAATATCATCTATTTTTAAAACGTTATTACTTACGTTATTAATATATGGAGTTAATATTTTGTTTTCTAATTTTAAAAACTTAGAATAATTGTTAACAGTGTCAATATCTTTTGATAGATCAAAATTATAAATTGTATCAACTCTTTGCTCATCAATAATATCTTTGGTTATTGTGGTTGCATTTTCACTATTAACTCCAACTGAAGAAGTAGAAGTTATACCAGTATCTCCAAAATTCTTTGTTCCAACAGTATGTAATAAGTTATTTACAGGAGTCTTAAATTCATCATATGTTATTGGACTCTTAATTGTATAAGATAGATTTTGATAGTAATCATTGTCTGGGATTACTTGAGAACTATCATTTAGCATTCCAATATTATCTGCCCAACCAATATTTTTATCTGTTGAAAGGTTAATTTTAAATTTACCTAAATTTTCTTTTATACTTTCAACAGTTGCGATGGTTCCAGACTCTCTACCTTTAAATGTCTCATCTTTAGAAAGTTCATAAGTTCCAAAAACTTTTATAGAAGAGTCGTTATAGTCAACAATTTTTAAATCTCTTTCAATTCCATCTGAAATAATTGTTTCTCCAACTATAAATGATGCTTTAGTTTTAGAAATTTCAAATGTTGGGTAAGTATCTTGATTAATTATAGTTGGAATAAAATCTTGAATAGTTTTTGCTATTCCAGTGTTTGTAGTTAATCCAGAAACATTAACAACAACTTTAGCAAAAACTCCACTCGTATCATCAAAACTATCGACATTAAATAACTGATATCCATAATCTTCAGAATTAAACCCATCACCGTCTACACTTTGTTTTTGAATTCCTTCAATGAAAACTTTATCTCCAGTTAAAAATGGATCTGGAGAAAATCCACCGGTTGGTCTAGTAATGAAGCAAGTAAAGATTCCACTCGAAGAAGATTCAACTTTTTGAATACTAAATCCATTTGTATTATTTACTGCAAATAGATTAACTTCAGTATCTGGTATTCCTTTTGGATCCTGAATTATCTTTACTGAAGAGATTGAAGTTCCTGATAAAACTGCTTCTAAAATTCCACTATCAATTTTTTCACCAGTTAAAGAATTCACTATAATAATAGATGGTGGAATGATATAATCGGATCCACCACTAGTTACTGTAACAATTCCGATTGTATTTGAATCTTTGAGTGATATTTTTGGAGATATGTATGCAATTGGGTGTAAAGTTGGATCTGAAGTATATTCAAATCCTTCATTTATTAGTTTTAATTTATTAATATCTCCTATATTTTTTGATCTTGATATAATATTCGCATCTCTTCCATCTGTAGAAATAACTTTCTTAAATATTGGAATATTTTTATAATTTGAACTTGTAGAAATAATATCAATCTTATCAATTGGTCCTTTTGCAGTCTCAGAATTTGTGGAATAAGTTAATTCCTGGCAATCTGTTTTTGCATAGGACACTCTCTCTGGTTTATTTTCTAAGTAAATGCTAAAGGTAGTAGATCCAACACCAGATACATTGTAATTTTTATTATATGAACTGTCGATAAAGTTAATTTGAGAATAATTTACAACATCACTATCTAAACTAATAATTTCTCCATCTTTCGATAGATTGTAGTATAGTTTATCTGGTAGATTTTCATCATAATTAATACTCAATGTTGCGGTTGTTGATACTCCGACTGTCCCTACACCAGATAAATTAAATTCTGATGATGATCCTGTTGAAACAAATTCATTATTATAGTTTTGATCATAAAATAGTTTCAACTCATATCCATTTAAAGAAGAATCTGATAATTTAAATACAAGATTGTTATTTTTTACAACTGAAATTTCTGGATTGATTAAAGAAATAGTTTGATTTGACCCACCTGGACCAGCAATATTTACAGGATTATTTGGATTTGATACTGCATCTTTGTATGTCTCTGCAACTTGAATTTCGTTATTATTTCTCTTAATAATATAATATTCACCATCATCCATTGGAATGCCTACGGTAGATGTAGTATTTCCAAGATAGAGAATTTTATCTCCTGTTTTAAATGGATGATTATTGATTTGGATATAACCTCTAATCTCTGGTACATCATTAACTCCTGGAACAGCAAGACCTTCAAAAGCAGAAAATCGTACTAGCATCAAACCATCACCGAGTGCGGACACAGATCCACTACCATCAACATCATAAACAGTGCTTCCTATACCAACACCACCTGTCACAGAATTAATATAACTTCTTATCGAAGATGCCGTTGTTCTGGTAGCATTGGTTGGGAAAATTATTCCTGCAATTAATTTATCACCAGCAAATGCACCACCAAATAATTCTCTAATAACTACCAAACCATCATTGCCACTAACTACACCATCACCATCCATATCAAACAGAGAATAATTATCCCAAATGTAATCATATATCTGTTGTGCATTTCTTGTAGCCGTTGGAGAAATTGCTTTGCTAGTGAAGGCAATTCCTACTGCAGTATCAATTGTTGCAAGTCTAGTTGGAATTGTATAATAAAATTCAGTTCCAAAAATATTTGAAGACGTAAATCTAATTGGATTAATCAAAAGTTTTTTATAGTTATTATTCCATACTACATTTACTGATGTGGATGTGCCTATACCAACATTTAAGTTAGGTCGAATGTTTAATGAGATAGAATCTCCATTTGACAATTCATGTGAAGTTGATACTGATACTGTGGTTTTAAATCTTTCTACAGTGCCTTGATATTGTGAGAAAGAACTTTCTAATAGATAATTATCATCATCATTACCATTTGTATGGAAAAATAGTTCTGGAGCACTAAACGAAGTCTTAAGACCTATTACATTAATACTCTTATTAACAACGTAAAGTTCTTGAGAACTACCACTAATGGGAATTGAATAAGTGTTTACCCCATCAGTTGATACTGAGAGAGTTCCTGCAGGTGGTGTAAATAATACCTTTTGATTTGTGGCAAAAGGATGATTCTCTAAATAAATTCCTTTTATTGGAATATCTCTACTGATCGTAAGATCTGCAAGACTAAAGGTTACTAAATTACTAGTTCCAACCGTAGTTCCAACTCCAACTGATTCTTTTGGATTAAAATAAACCTTATCATTAACTTTTGATTCAAAATAATCCAGATTCTTTGAGATTGTAAACGAATCTGGTATTAGAGAAATTGTAGATGATGCGTCATGAGATGATCCAGCACCAGTAAGTCCTCTTTGAACTCTTAAAATATTCTTATTTTCAAAAATATTTAAAACTTTAAGAATTTCTGTTCCTATTCCAATACTGCTACCAACAGAAATTGAGTTTGGTATTTGTGATACATAAATTTCTGTAGATCCTATAGATGCTGCTTGAGGTATATCTCTTACAACAGTTGAATATTCTGAGGTTATTCCAATCTTATAAAATCCATCTATACCAGTAAATGCAGTTGAAAAACCAGTTAAGGTTACATAATCACCGTCTCTAAAATTATGAGAAGGTAAAATTGTTACCTTTAGTTCATTTTGATTATTCCATGTGATAATAGAATTGTCATAAGTTTCTGTTGTGGTGATAACAGTTTGAATTTCTTTTCCTTGTAATGAGGAAACTCTAGCTGATAAAGATCCCTGATCTAAATCTTGGAATTCCAATAAATCATTTACCTTATAGTCTACTCCAGCATTTACAATATCAAATCCATTGACGTTTCCTTTTGAAATAGATTCAACCAATAGTTTTTGATTTTTTAAATCCAAATAACTTGGAACAAAATCATTTTCAACATTTGGATCTACTAACTTATATGGGAATGTATTTCTCAAAACATTTGAATTTTCAAAATCAAATGATTGGTCTAATGAAAAATTATCATCCAATACGTTCGATCTATAAGAATCTCCAACAAAATATGGAAACTGTGGTTTTCTGTTTATGCTATTAATGGGTGAAAAATAAGCATATGTTCCATTTGGAAATTCTGGAGTCTTACAATATCTGCCATTGTGTTTATCTAAATCACCACTTTCATTGTAACTATAATCCTCTACAAAAAATCCACTTTCAAAACTGGATGGTCTATCAGTATATGAAGTATCTAAAACATAACTTGAAGTTAAAAGTTTTACGGAAGAAGTATTTTCTGGATCAGAATATCCATATGCACCATAAATTGGATTTCCATCATATGCCCAACCAATTATTTTTGAATGGAATGTTCCATCATCAGAGAATGCATTTTGTAGGGTATCAAAGTATCCAAGAACAGAATATTTGAGTTTATTATTTAAAGTTTCAGTATAAACCTCATTATCAAATCTTTTGGTATCATTAACCGTTAGATCTCTAACTTTAGAATCGAACAATGCATTAGATCCTGCAGGAACTACTTTAATCTTTGATGTTGTTGAATATCCTATTCCACCATTAGTAACAGTTACACTTACAATTTTGCCATCAGTTATAGTTGGTACTAATTCAGCACCATTTCCTAATCCAGTAGGATCTTCTACAACAAGGTCTGGTAGTGAATAATATTCTTTTCCACCATATTCTACTTTAACAGAGTTGATAGTACCATTAATAATATTAGGTACTAACTTAGCATCCTTTCCGTTCTTGATAGTAATAATCGGCTTCTTTTCAAAATTTAAAATTGATGATCCATAACCGGTTCCTGTTTCATATAGATATGCATCAATTATTTTTCCCTTGACTCTGGGAGTTATTTGTAGCACTTGACTTGTGTTAACACCAGACGTTGTAAATTCTACAAAAACTGAAATTTCTGGGTAACTAAAATATTGATATCCAGATCCGATTGATGAAAATTTAATATAATTTTTTTTATCATAATTTGTTCTTGTTGATCCATTAATACCCGCATCACAAATTCTAAAAGAATCTTCATCAATTTTTAATACATAAAATTGATTAGATGCATCTGTCGATATTCCCGATATTGCTGAAGTTTGATAATTATACTTAATCAAGTCCCCATCATTAAATCCATGATTTGCAAAATTAATTGTGTGACTTTGAGATGATATGCCTGATGGACTAACAATCAGTTTTCTATTTGTATATTGCTGTCCACCATTAATAACTTTAATTTGTGATAATGTTTTTTTGTTTGATGATGTATAAAATTTATGAATTCCTGAGGTATTATCTGTATTAAATCCAACGGTATTAATTCCAAGAGAATAATCTGTAAAAGATTGGTATAATCTTACAGTTCTATTACTTGTTGCCCTTACATAATATGGTGAGTCACTTACAAGTGTAGAATTTCCTACACCAACTCCAATACCAAGATTGCCATTTGAATTATAAATTACCTCTTCACCATCTAAGAAATTATGATCTGTTAAAAATGTAAGTTGTCCTGTAGTGGTATTGATTCCTCCCGAATTAGTGGTGGTTCTTCCATCAAAGAAAACTTCTCTGACTCTGGTTTTGAGAACAGGTTCTAAAACCGCACCAAATCCATTTCCTCCACTTACACCAATAGAAACAATTCTTTGTATATCAAAATCTTGATTGTTTACATAAACTTTTTCAATAGATCCACTAACAACTGGTTGAACTAGTGCCGTAGAACCTAATCCAGATGCTACAGATATAACAGGAAGATTGATAACATCATAATTTTTTCCACTATTGAGAATAGTTACAGATTTTAATGGTCCGTAATAAATTTTATCTAAGGATTTATAATTACTAATCTCTACACCATTTACTAATAAACCGACTGATCCAGGTAAAGTTTTTTCATCAGAACCATTTACTATATTATTTGTTAATGGAAATTTTCTAAGTATTTTTTGAGCACCTATTTCTCCAGATCTTTGCGAATATAGTGTAAATGTATGAGTTCCCAGACCAGATATGTAAGGTGATTTAAACGTCAAGGACTGCCCTACACCAACAAAAGATGGTGAAGAGTATAATCTTATTCTTTTTTTATTTGATTCTAAAACCTCGACATAATATGATCCTGTTTCCAATCCAACAAGAGATTCATTCTCTGGTTGATAGTAAATTCTATCTCCAGTTAAAAATGGAACATCATTTGGAAATCCTATAATAGTATATTCATCATCAATTTGACCTGCCAAGGTTCCAGTATTATTATCAATATAAGCAGAATTTAATTCTTTTGTAATTTGGTAGTTATAAGGAATAGAAAGTCCTCTATTGCTAGAGGGTAGAGAATTAGATGCTACATATGCATAATCATTGTCGGTGTATAAATTACTTACATCTGATAAAATTGAATCGTTACCATATTCTATAGGAACATTTAAACTACTAGATTTGTTATTTTTTCTTCTCAAATCATAAGACACACCCTCTTCTGGTGCAAAACTGAATCCAAATAATTTAATTGATTTTGAATTTGAATCAACTTCTTCACTTACATAACTTGTGAAGACAACATTTGATGCCCCTCTCTCAACTATTTCCACCTCATCACCATGCTTCAAACTTGTTTTATCAATTGATGATCGTAGATTCAAACTCTTTGGACCATTAAAGTTATCAATGTGATATCTTGAGTTAGTATTGTATATCCAAGAATTTACCAATACTTCTTTAAAAGTTTTATCTCCAAATTTAGTTTGTCCAATTGGATTTCCAAGACCTTTAATGTGAATAGAATCCCCTTCAGATACACCTGTTATTGTTTCTGAAATTTGAATAAAATCTGATAAAGATCCCAATAATTTAAACTCTACTTTTTTGTCAATATTACCATTCTCATATCCATAATAGATAATATTCGATCTTATGACATCAGACTGTTTTATTTCAGATTCTATTCCAGAACAACCAAGAAACTGATTTATACTCCTACTAGTATAAGATATTGTATTGTTTCCAGAAACAATATTTCCAGATTCTGGAAACCCAATTGTAGAATCGACAGATATTACTGAAGAACCAATAGATACTGTTTCTAAAACTTTTGTGGATGGCGTGATCTCAAAATCACCCTGAATCGTTGGTGATTCATCATATCCAACAAAAAGAGATAATTTATAATATTTTTTTCTATTTCTAGTAATAATTTCAACTTCAGATACTGTGGCATTTGTATTTGGATCTGTTTCTCCATCAATAGATTTATAAATTGTTTGACCAACTAATCTATTTGGTTCACCAGAAATTCTTTCTACTAAAACAATTTTTCTTCTGATAAATTCTGCGGAAGATGGTTTAAGTAAAAAGTTTTCTAAATTTACAAGAGTAGAATCTACACCATATAAAATCTTAAATAGTATTTTAAAGGACTCATCAGTTCCCTTTGCCTTGTAAAAAGATCTTGCTTCTTTTATGAAGTTACCAACATTTAACCCAGAAACAAAATCTAAATTTTCAAAACCTGGAGTAAAAGAATACTTTAATTTTTTATAAAACTCTTTTAAAAATAAAGAACTTAAATTTTGTACAGATGTAGATTCTTCATGTGAAGAAACATTGGTTGATTCAAAGACCAATTCTTCTTGATTTAAATCTTCATGGTAACTTGTAATGCCACTGAATCCTCTTTGACAATTTAAAAAGGAATTTGTAGTTATTCCTGTATATGTGATAATTTCTTCATCAATTCTTAATAACCCATACTCTTTTGGAAATCCTTTAGTGCTGTTTACGTTTATTGTAATTTTATTATCAGTTCCAATACCTGATGTTAAATATGTGCTATCAACAACAACTTCTGGTGTAAGATTATCAAGTTTTAAGTATTGATCTAAGTTTTCTGCAAGATCAACAGGACCACTTTGATATTCCTGAGATATATAATATTGCTTCAAAAATTCTGAAGCCTTTGGATTTTCATCCAAAATAAAACTTGGAAGTTGATTTTCAATAACTTGATAAACCTTAACTCTTGAATCAAATCCAGTTTGTATCATATTACTTTCTTATTAGATTTCCGTTTAAGTAACTAGACGTATAGTAATTTTTGGAGAATTCTGTGCCAGATATTTCTTCTCCAGAAGATATCACATCTCTTACCATATTTATTTCACTTTTATCAAGACTAAGGCTAAGATATAATTCTTTTAATCCAATAACATCGTTTGACTCTGGAACAGCCTGTATTTGTATAATATTATTTGGTAGTGACGTTGAAAGAATATTTATTGTTCCTAAATTTATCTCACCTTTCTCATAATCCACAGTTCCAACAGACTTTACAACAACTCTAGTTTCAGTAGATGAAATTGGTTTTACAATTGATAAAACTCCTGTTTTCCCATCAGAGTTTGGTTTATCAGTTATATAAACAGTATCTGGATCTCCAAGAACAATAAAACCAGTAGATTTTATGTTGTATCCTTCACTATTAATGTGGAATCTATTGCCAAAACATAATTCGTATTGTGCAGGTTGATTAATAAGAGCTTTTAAATCTCTTCTAATTTTTACTTTTGTAATATTTGATGTTATGGCAGTGTCAGTATTATCGATAAGTTGCAGAACTTTACTATATTTAAATCTTCCACCAAACTTATTTAAGTCTATGGAGTTTGCATATTTTGTAAGTGAATTAACAACTTTTGTTTTTAGTGCATTTGCAGATGAAGTTTTTGAATAATCATAGTAAATCGAAGAATCAAGTTCAACATATAAAATTTTAAGATCAACAATTTTTTGATTTATTCCTGAAATAGTATATTTTTTTAATTCGTTTAGTATTCTTCCTTTGTTAAAGTCAGACACAAAATTACCATTTTTTGGCTTAATGCTGATTTGAACCGTACCATACTCTGGAGGATCTAACTCCTCACCACCAACTACAGATACAGATTCTGTGTCTGAATATATTCTTTTAATAAGAGTTTCATAATCGTTAGCAGTTACGGCACGATGTTGTGCTGAATATACTCTTGGAGCAAAGTACTTTATGGAATTGATTTGTTCAATATCGTCACCATTTTGTGATGATTGATTTGTGGTGACTGATACTGGACTACTCAATACTAGAATGCTTCCATTTGATTTCTCTAGTGTGCCGGAAAATAAGAATCTAGATGCTCCATTACCATCCTTACCATCTGTTATGATATAACTGGCAGTTATGACTGTTCCATCTAGACCAGACCCATTTCCTAATTTCTTTCCAATATATCCATCACCAAAAAGTATTTCATATTTTTCATCTTGAACTTCTTGAATAAGATAAATTCTTGATGATGAATCTAAGTTTAAAATATCTTCTACTTGATAATATTCATATCCCAGTCCTTCATCCGATGTTCTTTTGACATAAACACGAATTGTAGAAGTATCGATAAAGGAATTATTTAAAATAAACCTTTGATCTAGAGAACCATCAAAATTAAATCTATTTGTTAAAAATGTTCCTTGATAGATTTCTATATTATCAAAGGATGCGGTTCCAGATTCATTTACATTGACAGTAATGTCTTCTGGTATGGAAAAGATGTATGATGAATTTTCAATGTCTCCAGTACAAACTAAACCTGCCTTTAAAGTTAATGTTTGAGTTGTTAGTGAACCTGATTCGTCTGTGAGTCCAGTAATCTGAAAAGATACCAGAGCTTTCGCTGCTGCTCTTGATCTTGGTACATATCCAATATTTCTTGCAAGTGAAACTACGTTTTCACGAAGAGTTGCCGAGTCTAAAAAAGACTCATTCACAATCATGTTTGAATTGAACGCAGTGATATATGTGTTATATGCTAACGTATCAATTAAAACAGAAAAGTTAGATCCTTCAAAATCAAAGTCCGTGAAATTTGAATTTTCACGAAGATAGTCTTTGATTGAAGACTTTATCTGATCAAAATCTAGATTGGTAAACTTAGTAAAAGGCATTTTATCTTGTTGCCTCTAAGAGAAATGTATATTCTTGTGTCGGAAACTCTTGACCAATGACATCAAAGATCACGGTAACATCAAACGAATTACTATCAGGATTTGGTTCAACCTCAACTCTCAAATTTTCAATTCTGGGTTCAAAGTTAGTTACTGCAATTTCAATTTGATTTTGAATGATGGATGCAGTACCAAAATCAACAAATTCAAATAAACTGGATCTAACATCAGATCCAAATATTGAATTGAAAAATTTTTCGGTTGGAATGGTTTCAACAATATTTCTTACAGATCTACGAATCGCAGTTTCATTCTTTAAAATCTGTAAGTCTCTTGTGACAGGATGAGGCTCAAAGGATAAACTAATATCCTTAAAAGATCTAGATATCCTCTGTGTTGCCATTGAGTCAAGAGTTTTCTTTGCTTTATTTATATTCAGTGCCAGGGAGATCCATAGGTTGGTTCAGTCCCGTACTCCCAATCATCATAATCTTCATCATTACGAATCTTTTCATGCAGTTCAACTTGTTTTTTAAGGTCATGTCGTGGTGCAGGATCGTGCATGACTTCTTGAATCACTCTTTTTTGCTGTGGGTGCTCATAATCCGTAACTAATCCTTTGGTTCCCCACATTTGATACATGTAATTTGAGTCTCTATCGACTGGTAAATTAGACATTTTAGCTCCTGTTTTAATGAATAAAACAGAACTTTTATAAAGGAGGTTGCTATCTCCTTATTTCTATTTAACGATCGACTTCACGCAGAGAATAATTGTCGGAATTGAGATATTTCAGCATTTCTAGAGCAATCAATTTGGGATTTCCTTCACCACAAGTATAAACATCCACTGCCAGACACCTATTTTCTGGCCAAGTATGACAAGAAACATGACTTTCAGAGAGTGCAATGACCACCGTACACCCCTGTGGAAGAAAACAATGGGAAAAAGTGTTCAAGATTGTCATTTTTGCACGATTAATACCTCTAATCATGACGTTCTGTAGAGATTCTACGTCATTAATGAGATTAAAATTGACATCATACACCTCTAGGAGCAGGTGTTTACCCATTGAAAACTGTTCCAACTCAAATTTTTAGTAAAAATTTATTTATTTGACCCAAAAACCTTTGCGTTCATAACTTTCATCTTCAATAAAACGATATTCTTCACTTTTTTCTCCCATTTCTTCATCCCAAACTGGTATTGCGACGGAATTTTCATATCTAAAATTTGGATTTCTACGGAATTGCACTTCTATTAAGCGTCCACCAATAAATTCGCAGTTAATACATTCATAATTACCCTTCAATTTTTTTAAAACTTCTGGAAAATCTACTTTTCTTTCAACTTTTTCCCACTTTTTCCATTTATAAATTGGATCACTCTCATTTTTTGTTCCTAAAATAACCAGATCCTGTTGATGATGGTGGAAATCAACACTTAAGTGCTCTCCTTCAAAGATTTCACACCAGAATTCTGAAGGGTGCATCGTATCTGTTCTCTTTTCAATCCATTCTTTACGAGCAAAACGGATCATACCAAACAAATTAAAGGAAGGACGAACAATATAAAAGTCGGGTTTGGGAACCGTAGTCCCTGCGGGACCACAAGTATACCCTAAAACCCGACCTAGAAATAACTTATTATAGACCCAAAGGTCGTCAGAATGTATATGATTCCATTCATCATCACATTCTAGTAAGTACATTATCCTTTACCTTGACCCCTATACTTTTTACGTGCTCCATTACGAGACGAAGCGGCATACTTAGTACCCCCTCCATTACCTTGACGAGATTTCTTAGGGGGACCTGGAATATAAGAGCTCTTATTCAGTCCTACTTTTGCCTTTGCCATAGTTTATTCTCCACTAGAATTTCAGTTTCAAGATCTTCAGGTCGAGGAGAACCTGTCTGATAAAATTCAATTGACAGATCCTCCATGACATCGAAATATTCTTCCTCTGTAAGATTCGAATATATTCTTCTTCCCTTACAAAGTATATTGTAAGATTCGTTAGTCATATCAAATAATTCTTGTCTTTTCGTGACCAACTCTGATACGAGGGTCGCACCAGATTTCAAAACCTGCTTCCTTTGCATCCAAACAGAACGATACATCTTCTCCACACATGTCCTGAACCTCACCAGATTCGAAGACTTGCATTTTTGGTGCAAACCAGGGATACTTCATTTCAGGGTGTTCAAAGACTCCATTCTTAATCAGAAGCCATCCGAAACCAGTATAATCCACTGTGAATGGTTTACGACGTTTCGAAATACTTTCAATGGTTTCATGATTCATGACACCACCATTATTTCTGAAATCATCCTCTTCCAACCAGTGTGCAACGGATGTTGTATGTCCATCTTCGGTGCAGTACCAACCTGCGGCAATATCTTTTTCCATCAGAACCAATTGCCAGAATTTTTCTGTGTTAAAAATAATATCAGAATCAATCCAGAGTTGCCAATCGTAGTTCAGTTTGCCGTCCCAGGGAATCTGATCAGGTCCACGCAGAACATTCGCACCTAGACATTTGCATCTTGCAAAATTCACCATCGATGAATAGTCCTGCGAGATTTGAATGCTTGCTCCCGATTGTACAAGATCAAAACAAAGTTGTACAAAGTTTTTCAGGTAAGCATAAGAAACACCTCTGCCAGGTAGACAGAATACGATTGATTTGCCTCTTACAAGTTCTTTTGCTCTTTTATAATCCCATTCTTCTGTTAAAGATGATGGGGTTGGGCTTTTTGCTTTTACGGTAAATCCTTTAGCCATAATTGAATGTAATTACTTCAGTATCATACAGTATTATCTATGCGTTGTCAATCTTCCTTTTCTGAGAGAACAATTTCTTTCCCAGACAATTCAAGTCTAATTTCGGTATCTTCATACCATGAGAGATCGTTCACAAAGTGCTCGGGAATCACCAGGTAATACTCACCCGTAATTGAATCGACTTGTAGGGGCTCAAAAATTTCTCCGGAATTTTTTTTCATTTCTACTAAACTTATTTTATTTTTTATATAGTAAAAAATTTTTATGAGTAATAAATTAATATTTCTTTTTTTTCTGATAAATCCATTTACCATTTTGTTTTTTCCATGTAGTGCCATCAGCACGAGTTCTAATGCTCCCTTCTGGTAATGATTGTCTAGGTTGACTGTCTTTCTTACTCTTACTCTTTCTCTTTTTCTGATAAATCCATTTACCATTTTGTTTTATGAAAGTTCCTGGTTTTCCATTTACTTTTCTTGTTGTAACCGTTCCATCGGGTAATGTATTCCAAGAACTTCCTTTTAATCCTTTATTCCAAACAGGTTTATCAGTTGGAATTAAAACCCACTCACCATCTTTCTTGATATACTTTGTTGGGTTTTGAGAATTACCATATCTTTTATGTTCTTTAACAGTACCTTCTGGTAATCCAATCATTTTCATGTTTTCTTTATGTGTTCCCCATTTTAAATTCGTGTAATGATTATTCCTATTATTCTCATCCATATGCAATATCTCTCTATGTCCCTCTAGATTGGGGACAAATGCTTCTGCAACTAATTGATGAATACTTTTCTTGATTTGTTTTAGAAACTTTCCATTTTCATCCCGTATTGAAATGTTAATACATTCATATTGATACTCTGGACGACCTGGATGACCTCTTAAGGCTGGTTTTAGGTATATTAATCCATATTCATTAATCTTACCGTACTGCTCATTTCTATCATATTTGCCAGGTTCACGGTAAGCTTTGCCATCATCACTAATATAATAACCAGAAAATTCAGTCTCTCTCATCCCCTTCGGTATTCTTACTGGAGGATAATTGTACTCTACTCTAGATCTCTCTTTTATTTTCTTTGGTTTTTTTGGTTTCTTAACATATACCCATCTTCCATTTTCTTTAATATACTTCGTACCTTGTGTCGTAATTTTTATCGTTCCTTCTGGAAAAATCTCTCTGGTCATAATTTTTACATCCGGAATTTTTTGGTTTTCAAAGTTTTTATGATTACATTTTAGCATACAATTTAGCTGCCTTTCGTAACACTTTATAGCCTTAAGGGACCCATTGATTTTAAACAACACGGGGGCAACCCCCCGAAGGGGGCGCATATAAAACAACTGTCAAATCACGAACGAATGATATACTTAACCACGGCATTCGTAATCACAATGAAGACCCGCAATCTCCCAGGCAGGGAATCCATCAATGCCCGCACGATTGAGTGAACGACCCAACGAATCATCACGGTGAGAGTTAAGTTGCGGACGACCCTTAACAACGTTGGTGCTCACCCATACGGTCTGACGGGTGTTAAGATCGGATGCGATGTTGTAGAGTGCCATGATAACGAAGAAGAAAATGTGTGTGTGGTTCAGTGTAACTCAGTCACGGGCAGAATCGAACACCGAATAGAAACAATCCCATGCCCAAGTGTCGGCAACGAATGTATCAATCCCGCACTGATCACAAACCCAATCATAGGCACTGTCACAGTTAGCATTAGTCTCAACCACGAAATCATAGAGAGAAGCAATAGCACCACGGAAGCAATCATTCTCCATTTCAGACACCCACCACTTGCCAGTTTCGGTGCTCTTGTTGATCATCTTGCCATCGATGGAGAATGCTTTGATCACGGACATTTGAGTTGCTTTTCTTTGACTCTTTTAGTATTGCACAAAAAAAGTGTCCACGGGGAGAATCGTGGACACCTTATCAACTGTCACCAGATAACAGGATTGCCCTGCAGATCGGTTACAGTTCCCTGTTCATCATCGGTTGCAATGGTATCAAGAATCTGCAGGATTTGCTCACCATCTTTACCTTGACGGAGCAGAGAGATAGCAAGTTCGGAAGTCATGAAAGTGAAGAAAAAAGATTAACGAATGATGGTGCTTTTAATGTCATCACCAGGACAGATGTTCAGGCAATTCGCATACCTGAGAAGAAGGGAATCACACCATAGTCGTTAGACTTGAAGAACCATTGAAAGTTCTTTTGAAAGACACCTTCACCAGGCAATCCGTGTGCAGAGAGAATAGCATTCAGACGGGATTTGGTGGTGGCAGTTTGATACCCACCATCGAACAGTTGAACATAAGTCGGACCGATTTCTGCAATCAGGTTATCGAACAGATAGACACGGGAGATATCAAGACCAGAGAAGTATTGAACCTCGGTGTTATCGAGTTTCCAATCTTTGCTGGCAGTGATAGCAGCATTCATCAGACGTTCGATCTTACGCATTTGGTGCATCTCTCAGGAACAAACGTAGTATGGCACGGATTGGGGGGTCATCACAAGGGGGTTTGTGCCACTTCCTCAACTGGCACACTGGAAACGACCCGAGTTGAAATTGTGATAAGAAAAGACCTCACGATTCACCAGTTTGAACATACCAAACTCATTGCTCATCACATAACCTTCGGCATCGATTCTGTTGCCGTTGATGTATGCTGCAGGACCCATGTTGCGGCACAGGAACAAACAATCATCTTTGATCGACTTCACCAGCAACCACAAACGGATCAGGTTAGGGTCACAATCAAACTCATTTACACTCTCTACACTGATCTGTTGACCAGCACGAATGCAGGCATTAAGTTGTTGTTTGATCTTTGCTGCTTCCTTATCAGAAACAAAGGTCACAGTTTGTGCCATCTGACGGGCAAACTTGCAGACCTCATCAACATCGGCAAAGGACTCTTGACCGTGCAGAATGTATGCTTCGGGGTTCACGAATTTGCAGTAAGCAGTATCCGTGATGATAAAGTGCATCGGATATGCTACAGCATCACGCAGATCATTCTCTGCCATGTAGTAAGTATGAGGAGCAATAATGATCTCCTGAGAGATTACCTCTGGGAATTGGTAAGTAATTGTGTTGGGGGTGTATTCAGTAGATCCACCAAACCCGATAAAATCCCCTTGAATAATGGAGTTTGTACGAGGAAGATAATCAAAACAAGAGTGAAGAATTTCTGCAACTTGTCCATCGTAGAATTGATCAATTTCTTCATGATTGTGAGCAATACGAATCTTTTTCTTGTTGAACACTGCTTTAGTGCCAACGAAGAACGTACCAGTTGCAGGATCAATTCCCCAGACAATTGCAGGGGCACCATCAATCTTCACCGACAGATTGCCAAGTTCGGTGAACCAATCCAGGACAGAAAGATCACCCGTGAGGATGGTATCTTCGGGGTGTTCGAGGTGTGTGTTTTTCATGCTTTCAGTATTGCACGGATTGGGGGAGAAGTCTAGGGGGTGTGTGCCAGTTTACAGATCGGCCATCATTTCGTTAATCTGACGATCGTTAATCTTAGCACTATCCCATTTCACACCGTCTGGAGTCTGCATCAGGTGCCGTCCAATCTGACCCTCAACCATGCAACGCACGAACTTCTCAAAGGGGGTTTCCCAATCTGCACAGTAGGTCACACATGCCTTGGCGGTGTTATACAGAAACTCATCATTCTGAATCCACAAAGCAACATTCCAGGTTTCGTAGTTTGTCCAACCGTTGTAGTCAAGTGCCATGGGGGTTTCCGTTTCAACAAAGGTAGTATGGCGCCGATCGGGGGGCATTGCAACCCCCCTTGTGCCACTTGCTCAACTGTCACCCTAGAGGTCTGGATCCAGCAGGTCGGGATAGTAAGACTCAACCTCTGAAATCAGTTCCTCATCAGTATAACTGGTGAGATTTTCTTCCATCTGATCACCAACAATACGGAGCAGATCTTTGGTGCTCATGTTGTCAAGCAAACGGTCGATGTATGCTTCAACCAGTGCTTCACGATCGAAAGTGTTGGTCATGGTTTCAGTTCAGAATGTGACGATAATCAATGGATTTGATGCACCAACCTGTTGCACAGGTGATCTCTTCTACGAGGTCATCTTCATCATCTGCCTCCCAGATTTCACCAATGATTTCAGATGTGAGGCGGTCTTTATCATACGCATCCATCTCATCTTCATCATCAAAATCAAACTCAACGTAGAGGATTTGAAATTGCATTAGACTTCATCCCTCATTTCAGAAAGTTTTTCATAGAGTTCAGAAACATCTACGTTCAGTTTTTCACTCACGAAACTCCAATCATCATGAAACTCAATCAGTGCCAGAATGGCATCCAGTTCCTCAAAGGTGAGAGTGGTAAGTGTCATTTACGAAGAGGAGAATTGTAGTAACGACGAAAAGCAGTGAGAAGAATAATGCCCGTTGAAACAACACCAACCAAACCAAGGAAGGTGATAGCATCTCCAGAAAAAGTATAGGTATCAGGTGTCATCAGTAATCGTAGTTTGCGTTCAGGTACTCATTGACATCGAACTTTTCATCTTTGAGTTCAGGAATGTCAAGGTCAAAAATCTCACCAGGCATGTCTTGAATCTCAGACCAGAGTTCATCAAACATTGTGGAAATCTCAGGAACAAATGTAATGTAGAACGGATCGGGGGATTCCGCAACCCCCCTTGTGCCACTTATCCGACTGTCACACCTCATTCATTAATTTTAAACGATTCATAATATTATAAACTTCCATCTCATCCATATCGATCTCACTCATATCGACAGGGGCAAATTCTTCGAGATTAATATTACCATTGGCATAAATCGGGGCATAATATAACTCATCCCCATCTTCCTGCGACAAAGTATACACACAACCGTGATTGGTGGAGGTGAGAAAAATCATGTTCAATTGCGACAACGAAGGTACAATATCCCAGATCTTCGAAGATATCAAGTCCCCATGTGCCAGTTCCTCAACTGTCCTTATTCTCAATAAGATCTTGTTGTTGAGAATCAATAAGGATTAATAATTGAGAATAAGGACCAATATTCGAACTGGCACATTACTCGAACGGATCGAATTCTTTTACCCTACAATGTACATCTTCCCCTGGTTCGAGTTGCAATAACTCACACCAATCGATATCATCTAGATCTAGATCATCATAACACATGATGTCTAGTGTCACCTGTACGATACGCTTCTGTGCTAACATGATGCTCTCGTGCGATGTGATTAGATTATATCATGCATAATGACGATATGCAAGTGATTCGTAATCATGCCCATCTCGTGCATAATCCTCATCTAGATCTCGTGCGTCTTGTGTATAATACTCTTCGAGATCGTATGAGTAATCCGATGCGTATGTATAGTCGAGATCGTAGTCGTCGTACATAACTCGTCGAGATTGATTGAATACTTGTACAGTGTAGCACGTTCTCGACGAGATTGCAATCCCTTATGATGCACCATCTCGTCGAGACTCATAATGATATATATGTATCTCGTCGAGAAATGTTAAGATATGCTTATAATTCTCGTCGAGAGATGTGTGAGTCTCGCAGGATCTCGTGGGGGGTTGACATCTCGGGGTCTCGTGTGTTATAATGCGCTCGCTAAGGTCACAAGTCTCGGAGGCATTTAGAAGACTTTATGAACACAAGTCTCGGAGGTCCTTTATAAGCATTTAGAAGACTTATTCTCAACTATAATACTCAATTGATTCTCAATTAATTTAAATTATTGAGAATGTTATAAAAAAAACATATTAGTTCTTTAATATATTAATTAATTAAATTTAACTTATTTTAGTATAATTTGTTACCATTTATCAATCGGACAGGATGCAGCCTTGAACTTAGTCTTATGCACCAACCAACAACCACAATGCTTACAACGTTCCTGTCTTACACTATAATACTCACACGTCTTACATATATCCAACCTTTCTTGAATTTGTTTATCGGATGCATAGATCTGAGGATCCTGAGCAACAACAACATCCTTCACCACTTCAAATGTGAACTTTGCTAGATTCTTTCCTTGTTCGGCAATTGATGGAAACTGTTTTTCTGACATAAGATTACCTCCCCAAATAGAACCATCCAGTGACAACATACTTAGTCCCTTCCAGAACTAATCCTCCACGATGAGCATGAGTCATACCAGCAGGCCATATCAATAACTTACCTTTCTCTGGTTGAATACGTTTCTTATAATACAAGAACTCAGTCTCTCCTCCCTTATAATCATCATTCAAATATAACATCCAAACCAGTGCTCTGGATGAATGTTCTAATCCACTGTTCTCATCGTGCCAAACATGATAACCACCACCAGCAGGAGTCTTTTGTACCTTCTGTGACAATGAATACAAGGGCACCTGTTTCATATGACCGAAGACTTGTGTATACTCTTCTAAACAAGATTTCAGAACCTCATTTAATTCATGTGCAGAGTTTCCTTTCATAGACTGTTGCATATTGATTAAATCAAGTGCCCAGTCGAATCTTCCTGCATTGGAATTATCAAACTGTCGATCCTCACAATAGACAGAATCAATGCTCTGATAATAATCAAATGTACGAATGATTTCATTACAAAAATCAGAATTTACAATACAGGAATATGATCCTATGAAGTCTTCATATATTCCTTTGAGTTCAATCTTTTCCATTCAAGTGCTCTTCTAATTCTGGATACTTTGATATTAATTTTTGTTTGAGAAACTCATAATGTTCTTGATGCCATTGTTCTGAATTTGAGATCCACTTATCCAATGGACAATCACCCCAGGGATCACTGATTTTATTGGGCAGGTAACAATGACAATACTTACATCCTTTTTCTGGTTCATCATAGTGTTCACATGCTTTACAATGTGCCCAACGTTCTTCTTGACAGGATGATGATGCACTGAGATCGATTCCCTGTGATTCCTGAATAAAGAACTCATCGATAAAACGAAATACAATTTGAGATAACTTCATTATAACACAAACTCCTTATGATTTCGATCCTTTGATTCTTTGTAAATGTCCAGTGCCAGTGTCACCAGAAACGATCTTATATAGTGAACCAGATAGTGCCGCACCTTTGATTCCACCAGCACCATCGGAGCCCCAGTCACCTCCAGGATTTCCAGTTGCTCCAGGATTTCCAGTCGAACTGACTGCATTTGCGGCACAGTTATTTGTTCCTGGTGAATTAGGTGCTCCACCACCTCTACCAGAACTATTGTATTCTGCATCATTGAGTGGATAGTTTGTACTCCAGGATCCTTTGTTTGAGAATCCTGCACCAAGTCCAGGATTTCCTCCTCCACCACCAGCACCACCAGTGACATTAAAGTTCTGTCGAGCCCAACACAATACATCCCAGTTTGTGGCACATGAATATCCAGATCGTTCGGAAGTCCTCCATCCACCATCACCTTTTCGATAACCACCACCACGACAACGGTCTCTTACATCTGTCGGATTGCCATGAATGGCATAACCAGAACTATAACCAGACGGAGCATTGTTTGCACAATAATCATCGGCAATTCCCTGATACCAGGCACGATTGTCGTCTCCGAAGTTGAGATTAACCGAATAATTTGTATCCTGAAAACATCCGAGTGTCGGTCCCACATTACCATTTGCACCCTGAGATCCATATCCACCACCAGCCCAGATTCGACCAGTATCATTAACATTCACATTGATGAATCGTGCATTACCACTGGCTACCGTCGTGGTATTGTTCAGGTACAGAGCACTTCCACCATTTCCAGATGATGCATTGCCACCCTGTCCATAAATCTGTCCACTGATGTCAATCTTAAGATTGATCGCACTTGCATTCAGTGATGCGGCTGTGGTCGTATTTGATGATGCCGTAATCACACCACCGATACTTAAATTCTTAATGATATTCTTATTCAGATTCGATCCCCAGACTGCACTGCTGCCAAGATTTAAATCAGTATCAGATCCAGATTGCACTGCATTCAGTTCCTTGACTGATGCACGAAATGTCTGAACACTGAGATTATTTCCAGTTGAAATATCCGAATTTTCATCTGCATCCGGTACAATCGGACTTGTGTTCGTTTGATCCGTATCTCTTCGATAGGTTGAAAATTTGACATTAGTTGAATTTCCACCAAATGTCGTCTGCAATGAACGAGCACTGATCGAACCCGTATTAAAATATGTTGTTGCAGTATATGCTGGAAGTGACATTCTAAAGTCTTCTGCGCCTATTTTTTGTATTTATTGCGGTGAATACTTAATTGCAATGGTAAACCGATGCATACTGCGAAATGATGTGGCACGATGCAGAATCATTCCATCAAAACCAACCAATCGATTTGGTTTGGGAATGATACCATAAATGTTCTCATCAATATAAAATTGTGTCTCTCCACCTTCCTGAACGTGCCAATCCAAATTTGGATAATACAGAAATGTCAGTCCCTCACCATCAATGTGAAAGAATGGATTCTCCTGTGGTGCAAAACAGTTCACATACATTCGGTACAGTTTCATGTTCCGAACGACTTCAATTCGATCCTGAATATGTTTTCTGAACAGTTTATACACAAATTCGGTCTCTGGAATATTATGAATCATTCCAGTGACTGGTAAATCTTTATCATCCTGCTCACCATAGTGATATGGTGCATTCTCACAGTAATTTAAGACAATCTGTTGTTCTTTCTGTTCTAGAAAGTCATCAATAAAATTAACTTCCATCTTGGAAATAGTCTCCGTATTGTGATACGTGCAAATTAAATGCTACGGTGATTCTTGGTGAATCTGGAGTCGGATCCGACTTTTGCACGAAATGTTGTAGATAACTTGGGAACATAATCAAATCACCTTCACGCACATGCGGATGATACTTGGGACCATAATGATTTGATTCCATCTCCAAAGAGTGTGATCTTATCTGTTCAATGGGATCCACAAATGTCGTGGGAACATGAACATTTGAATCATACTTCAAATAGTGAATGCAAGAGAAATGTGCCTTCTTTAAAAAGATATTGCTGTTCAAATGATCATGTATTTCCTGATATTCCCCGTCATCATAATAATTATACCAGATATCAACAATCTCCAGTTGACTTGGTTTATCAAAGAACTTTGAGACATATTTAATATAATATTGACATGCGGCACTTTGTTCGGAAAACAATGATTGATTGATTTCAGCAATATCAAAAGATGTATGTAACTTTGTCGTCTCCCATCCGTCTGGAATCAGTGATTTCTTTCTCTGATGAATATCTTCAATAACGGGAACAATCTCATCCTGAATGATTTGATTCTCACGAATGTTGCACTGATAAATGTGAACTGGAAACAGTATTTTTTTATATGGATTGCTCATGTCTTATGCACTGATTATCGTTCCAATGTCTTATCACGCCAGAAACAATGAATACGTTAGTAATGAAATAAGTGAGAAGTATAAGAGTCCGTATATAAGCAACGTGGTCTGATTCTCTGTCATTTTTTGATGCCTTCTGGCCAAGTGCCTTCGCCCACAATCTCCACACAATTTTTTTCTTCTTCATTTTTTGATTTTCTGGACCTCACATATGTTAACTCTTTCCATTGATTAGGATAACACAATACCATCAATCGATCATTGCGATGAATTGAACAGGCTTCATAGTTCTCTTCATCTTTTGGTTTAACTCCCATTTCGATCGTAATATAATCTTTGGATTTGAAATACACCCATCCTTCAATATGAGGTTTCCACTTTACATAATGATCGACTTCGGGAATGTAACTCATACAAATGCAGATTCAAGTGGAGTTTGCTTTGGAATCATTGCAGAATACGGTGTCGTATCAGATATATTTACACACTTACCAATTGTCTTACTATTGATGGGTGCGAAATATTCTTTTGTTTTGGTGTTGTAGAATCCCCAGATACAACGGACTGGATCACCAAGGTTGTAATCAAAATGCCGACAATGATGAATCCAGATTGCAACAACATTACGTTTAAAGGATTCAGTCTCATATCGATATCCTTTCGGTGCTTTGTGTGGAAACTCAATTATCATCAGGAACAGCTCTCAAATACTGGGGATTATGTCCTTGGGCAAGATACATATTCAGTTGTTCTTTACATTGTTCTTTAGTCAGTTTTACTTGACGAGAATCAATCAGTTCCCAACCACTTGTGCAAAATTCTTCGATTCGATACAGTGTTTCAGACATGGATTTCAAGTGGTAAATGAATCAATGATGCCAGACTCATACTCATCTGCAAGTTTGAACCTTTGAGCATTCACAACGTTGGGCATGATGCGATCAACATAGTTCTCATCATAGGATTCTTCCTGAGAGAGAATTTCAAATGCTTCAGTATCAGTTTCGGCAATGAGATTAATGACACCACCGTACTCCGAAGAAGGAAACGGAACCCAATAATCAACAACGTAAAGAGATTTCATTTTCTTTTGTAAATTACTCCTTGATTTTAGATGAATGGTTCAGATTTGTCAACTGACGTTGGAGTTCAACTTGTATTGAAATTAAATGAGAATGCAGAAACTTTTCATACTCATTGCCTTTGGTCAAAGAAGCAAGATTATCAATCTGCATTAGTGCCAAAATCAATTTGGTTTTCTCATTCATACAAACTCTTGAATGTAGTAATCAACTGTCACTTCTAGTTCTGCAGCTTTTTGTTCATAGTAATGATCAGTGTATTTCTTGGCAGCAGTCCAGGCACTGTGATTGAATTGTTCAGTTTCAGAATGTTGCATAAAATCTTCAAAGGCAGTCATAAATTGTTTGATATCTTCTTCGTTCATTTTTGATCGTAAGGGCAATCGGGATGATGTGCATAATGAGCACAGGCATTGTATGCCTTGAACAATTCTGCATCACGGTGAATCAAAAAAACATTCCAACCAATCATAAACCCAATTCCACCCAAAATAAGATAACGCAATTTCATCAGCAAGCACCTGCCATAGGATTCACATTGACTGCTTCAGTGTTGAAACCAGTCACTTCATAACCAAGACCAATGCGTTCCTCACACTCACGTTGAAAATCACGTTTGGTGATACACTTGGTGCTCATCGTATCCACACCTTGAAACTTCAGAACCTTGTAGATAAATTGAGTGCTACCTTCGATGGGATAATAATCCACAACCATCGTGCCAGTGCTGGAGGTCAGTTGCATGGGGTGTCTCCCTTGATTACCTTTGTATTATAGGTCAGAACGACGGCACCACGTCGTTGCGTAGACCAGTTTGCGAAGTGTCCATCTGTTCAAAGACTGTGTACAGTTTGTTATACAATGCCGATGCACTTCCATATTCTCTTGCAATTCGATTTTCTTCTCTAATGTCAAGTAATTGAAGTGCAGACAGAATGACTCCAATTTCTTGAACATTCAGTTGTACGGTTGCTTCAGTCATAATTCTCATACAGAAAGAGTAACGTCAATTTCTTTAATATTCAGACCACACAGTTGATCATAGACACGTTTCAGAATAATGTCAACTGCTTTCTTTGCTTTGGACCTCTCATACCAGACGGTGCGAAGTCCATCAAACGTTTCAACTTGAATGCGGTAGGTTTTCATTCTTCAGTCCTCGGGATAGAGTTTCCAACCATCAGGTCGAATACCCAGTTCTTCACAACGCACCTCATAAACAATCCGTTTCAGAAGTTGCAGAGGCATTTCATTCTCAATCTTTTTCTGAATCGTGCGACGGATCTGTTGATCCTGAATCGTGTCGGTGACCATCTTGGTTCCCTTGATTACCTTGTAATTATAGGGCAATCATCAGACGATTCGGAAAGAACTGTGCCACTTGATGATCCGTCCACCCATTCTTCTCAAATAGGTACTCAAGATATAGGGTTTCTTCCTGTTCCCGTGCCTCTATTTCGTGTGGTTGATGCCAATAGTCGTACTTTTCGACAGGTTCTTTAGAATAACACAATTTTCCGTATCGGACCCGCAGTGAACCGACTACCCACTGTCGCAGGTGGACCAGTTCATGCAAAAGAGTTTTTATATACAATTCCTCATCCATATGAGTCTGAAGTTCAATCAGAAACTCACGAGGAAGACGTGATTCACCCACATAGTCGCAATAACCATAAACCTGCTCACGACGCAGACCACGATGAAGAATCTCTACCTCAATCTTATGACGGGGTAGAAACTTATTCAGAAACCAAGTGGTAACGTCCTCACAGAGGCGTTTAGAATAACCATATCCAGAATGCGTGATGTAAGACATTGACCCCAGTGCAAAAACCAAATGAACGAAGAAATGAAGATGAGTTTGTCTTTAGCAGTCATAATCATTTAAGGTACAGATAAGAACCTGCCCAGTCTGCATTTTCAAGCAACCATTCACGATGCTCAATGATGCGAAGATCGTAGCGAACACCTTTGGCAGGAGACTTCCAAGATGCAGACTTATAAACTTGACCAGTCTTCTTATCCACAAAGGCGTGGACAGATCGAGAACCAGAAGCATTCATAATGATCTTATGATACTTACGGCCAGTTTCGGGATAAAACTCATAATCACAAATACCCTGCTTCAGTTTATCAATACAAGAATCGTGGTATTCGACATCTTCAGTACGAAGCGCGTGATACTTGATGCTATAATCGATGTAATTCTGACGTAGTGCCTCACAGAGAGCATAGGTGTGCCCCAGAACTGCCTCTGCAATGTTCTTCCGTGCCTCTTGCTGGGCAGCATAGTCGGCAAAGGTGGTAGTCATCGGTTGATTGCGTATGAAGGTATTATAGGGCATCCTAGAGGGGTTTCTAGGGTCAGTATGCCAGTTCCGAATCTGGCACCCAGGAGTCGTCTTCTCCCATGTATCCCATCCAATCTTGAGGGTCGGTTTCATACATCGCAATCTCCCGCAGTTCATCAATCAGTTCGGACAGGTCCATAATGACTCCTCAGATACCTTGTTATTATAGCAGAAAACCCGCCTTGTGAGCGGGTCTTGTGCCAGTTTTCAAACTGCCAGTGCTGCAGAAGGAATCTCTACACTTTCAAGGTAGGTTTCGTGCCAATCGCAGGTATCATAGCACAACCAACCTTCCTCTTGAGTATAGACATATCCGTACTCTTCACCGTTTTGAAGAAACTCACCCAGGTTTTTATCAAGGCGAGGAGGGCAATTCTCCCCACGGGCAGAGTAATATTGGGGACCATATTCCTCAACCTTAGTAGGATAAGAACCCCAACGGTCTCCAGTCCAACGCTCATTAGTCCAACAAGTGCTCATATCGCCACCATCAATCAGTTCGGCAGCGAGTTCTTTGCTATTGTAGTGCGTCTTCAAGATGCGACCCAACCATTCGGGATAAGAATCCCAGTGATGATAAGCAGAGAGCACAGAACCATCAGAGAGTTCGATACCGATGCGTCCACGAGTTGCCATTGAGGTGTTTGTTGATTACCTTGTTATTATAGGGTATCCTGTGCCCCCTGTGAGGGTCTGTGTGCCAGTTTACTAACTGTCCTCAATTATCGTAAATTCTACACTCGATTGCATCAGGATTGGCATCACAATAAAGTTCAAAAGCATTCGGATCGTGATCATCATCGGGATGATTTACTCTATATGATTTTAGTGCTTCTAATTTTGCTTCAGTATGTCTTCGTGCTTGTGGGGAAATCATAGGATCATTCAAAAGATTCTCATCTTTCTGAATGTGTTGATCGATATTGTCCATAGTTTTATGTCGTAATGATGATATTTATTTTTTATTCACCTAGAGAAGATCCTCTCCAGTTTTTAGGTGGGGGTGGATCACACTTGCCTTCAAGTGAACGAACCATTAACTCAGCAAACTTTTCCATTTTTTCGGCAGAAACAGATGCTGGACGATAAGTAATTGCTTCTTTAAGTGCAACAAGTTCGTCCCATTCTTCAGTTGTAAGGATTTCGTTGCTGGTTTTTGGTAAAGTCATAGAGTTTTTGCGATGTGTCCCAATGTTAGCATTTCAGTACACTACTATCTAGAAACTTAATGTTTTCTTCGGGATCGGGTTACATTACTTAATAAAATCTTCAAGAGTATTTAAGTCATCTTTAAGTTCTTTTTCTCGTTTCTTATCGTGATAATAACTCCAGAGTGCGTTGTGTGTATCCATCAGATTATCAATCCAAAAACCTGCAGGATAGATTCCGAGAGCATCTTGAAGACCACGATGACTAGTACCTTCCTCCTCTGCCTTACACATAATATAACAGATTGCCTGAACCATATCAAGTTTATCTTCTTCAGAAAGCATATAATACTTTCCTACTGCTCGTTGCTTTGCCTCTTCATTTGCTTTTTGAAGATTCTTACAAGCATCAGAGTCCCACCACTCTTGCCAGGAGTTTTTCGTTTCAGTCATCTTTTCCAAAAAATGTTCCAAAGAAACCAGAATCTCCTGGTTTGCGATTTTCCAGTTTATCTAGCAGTGCATCAGTATGCATAACACTATCAATACGACTAATAAGGTCTGCTATAACTGAGCACACCATTGGACGTTCTTGACGAGCAGCATATGCAAGTGCATTTCGCAATGATGCTTCTGCTTCTTTCAGAGATTCTTCTACTGATTGTGATAATGCCATTAAAATTCACTCCGTAGTCTTGGTATAAAAGGTTTATCGTTCCATTTGCAATAATCTGGAAGTTCTGCTTTTTGTTCCTCAAAATATTGACAAATTATAGCATTATCTGGAGGATATTTGGGTCTTGAATATTCCGATTTAACGCTATTAATATGAC